CTTTGTGTTTGCCCCATAGCCTGTTCTCTTTCCCTGGGCCATGCAGGATGGTCCAGGGCAGCCAGGTAGTGTGCTTCCATTTTGCAATCTCCGCAGGCCACACCAGTCTCATCACTCTCTTGGGTGCGACTATGAGCACCCCTCGGGTCCTCACCTCATCAAACAGCTGGCAGATGGCAGTGAGTGTGATGACTGTCTTGCCCAGGCCACAGTCAAGCCACAGAGCTGCCTCTGGCTTGTCCACCAACCACTGGGTGGCAACTGCCCCATAGTCTCTAGGCTCGTAGGTCTGAGGTGGCTTCAAGGATTGCATCTAGCTTTTCTTCTGCCTCTCCAGGTTGATCGATGACCCACACCACATGCCCCAGGTCTCTGAGTCTCTTGTGCTCTCTTGCCTGATGGTCCTCTGGCACTTCATCAGGCTTCTTGAACTCAATAAAGAACATGAAGCCTGGACAGATCACCAGCCTGTCAGGCTTGCCTCTTCTTCCTGCAGGAAGGAGCTTGTAGGTGAGACAGCCCACTGACTCAGCATGGGCAGCGAAGTCCCCCTCAATCTTCTCCTCAAGCAAGGGAGAACCTGGCCACCTCACGGGCTTCTGCCCCTTTTCGGTACACATCAAACTTTCGCTTGAGCCTCACCAGCATGTGGAGCCTGGCCCTGTTGTTGGATTCAATGATGAGGAGTTTGGCACACACCTCCAGGCTGCCTGAACCCTTCAGGAAGTTATTGCAGCGCATCCAGTTCCCCAACACAGGGGCAACCATCACCAGGTCCTTCTTGGTGACCTTGTAGCCACCCAGGAACCCCATCAGCTTGTAGTTCTTTGGGTCTCTCTTGCTGGTCACAACTTCATATCGCAACTCCATCAGTCTTTCCTCCATCTCTCTTCCACGTAGCCCTCAGCAGTCAGGGGGATACTTTCCCCCCACCTGGGCTTCAGGCATATAGCTTCAATAAATTTGGCCAGGCTCTCTGCACCCTTCTTGGCCTCTGCAATCAACTCATCATGGATGGTGGTTATGAGCTGATAGCCAAGCAGGTCAGCAGTGAGCATGCCATTGGCCATCAAGTCCCTGGAGATAGCCTGCACAATGTTCTCAGCCCATTTGCCACCATAGGTGCTCTCCCTGATCAGCCTGCCACTCTTCCCAATGCCCAGGTAGGTCACAGCAAGCACCTTGTCCTCAGGGTCATCACTGTAGCCAGGCTGCACCATCTCCAGCTTGGGTCTGTAATATGAGAGCTTCCTGCCTGATGGGAGCCTCACATATAAAAAGTTGGAGCCCATGCTGAACCTGACTTTGCCATCACACACTGAGACAGCACCACCACCCTGGACCACACTGATGGCAGCACCACCCAGGGTGCCCCACAGCTCCTTCACCTTGCTAAACTTTTTCCTGTACCCTTTGACACACTTGGATGCCAGCTCACCAGTGATGATGACATCCATTTTGAACAGGTTGGCAATGAAGGTGGCCACCCCCATCTGGTACCCACAGCCCAGGACAGTCTGCTTGCCAATCCATCTCTGGTCCTTGGTGACAGCTGCCTTGGCTATCCCATAGATTTCAGCAGCCATGGTGATGTAAACATCCAGCCCCTGGTGGAACAAGGCAACAATGTCATCCTGGCCAGCCAACCAACACAGCACCCTGGCCTCAATGGCAGAGTAGTCAGCCACCAACAGCTCCCTGCCTGGGGGAGCACAGATGGTGCCTCTGAGGCATGAAGACATGACAGCCATGGGGTCACCCATCTCTGCTAACTCATACACACCACACTCAGCCTGGATCATCTCAATGGCATGGGCAATGTCCTCAAGCTCCAGACCCTTGGCTGGTCTTGGGTAGTTGTGAGGCTGGGTCAGCTTGCCACTCCACCTCCATGTCCTCTCAGCTCCACAGTAGAGTAGGGTGCCTCTCACCCTTCCATCCTCACCAACACACCTGATGACTGCTTTGAGCTTGCTGACAGAGGACCTGGCCAGGCTGAGCCTGATTTCCAGCACCCTCTTGGCAACAGGGGTCAGCACCTTGTCTCTCAGTGTGTGCTCAATGGTCTGTCTCTGCAGGTTGGGCAGTGGGCAGCCATTGTCTGCCAGCCACACTCTCAGCTTGTCATTCTGTGTGGTCTTGAGACCATCAGTGAGGAGGATGGCCTGCCCCTGCAGCTCCTCTGACCACACACTCACCAGGTCACTCATGTGGTGCACAATGTCCATGTCCATGGGGATGCCCCTGGCATTCATCTCATGGTCTAGTCTCCACACCAGCTCCTCATACTCACTGAGGGCAAACCGTTTGAGCTTGTGGTGCACCTGGCGCTCCACCACCACATCCTGCCTGCAGTATTCAATGAACTCTGCCCAGGCTTCAGGGTCATCCTGGGGCATGACTCGGGTGCCATCCTTCTGTGGCATGCAGAACTTTCGGATGAGGGCTAGGCCTCTGGTGTCCTTCTTCTCTTCCAAGCCAATGGCACCTGCCAGGTGGGACAGCTTCCTGGGCAGACACATGGAGGCAGCCAAGGCAGCTGTGCACACATACCTATCCAGGGTGGGTGCTGTGATGACACATGGCCCACCAAAGGGGATGACATCCAACTGAGGGATGAGCACACCCTCAGTGATGCACTTCTCAAAGCCAGCATTGTGGGCTGACACCCTCACCTTCTTGTTGTTGTATGCCTTGACCAGCTTCCTGGGTGGTGGGCCAAGCCTTGGCTCCCACACTTCAACTGGCTCATCATCCAAGGCCCAGCCCACCAGGATCACTTCAGCAGAGGGGTCCTGGGCATACCTGAAGGCACCCACATCTTTCACACTGAGATTGTTGAAGGTCTCATAGTCCAGGTGGAGAATCTGTTGAGTGTTCACATCTGCCCTTCACTGGGTTTGGCATAGACATACACATGCCTGTGAGGTCCTGGGCAGTGGTCCAACAGCTTGTATGTGATGGGGTCTGTGTATCCATCAGGCCCATAGTTGTAAGGGTCTGGAGTGTCTCTGTGCAAACCACCCTCATAATCACACCACACATCACCAGTGAGCTTGGTGAGCCTTGCCCTGTCACTCATGCCCTTGTCTCCAGTCAGCCTTCTTGGGGCTGTTGTTGATGACCTCCCAGGTGGAGGGCTTGTTGTGCTCTGGATGCACACACAGGGGCACACCACAGAGCCTCTGGAATGGGCCAAGCCCTATGGAGTCCACCTTGTGGAACACACCAAAAATGAACCTGGCTGCATGCTGGGTGAAGTCCCTGCTGACCCAGAACCTGGGGTGAGTGTCAGTGGTGTTGCCTGTCCAGATCCAATGGCCATCATCAGTGATGTCCACATGGTGGAAGAATCGGGTGACTGGCTCAATGGTCTTGGTGGTGTCAGGCATGGCTTGTCTCCTTCATGTAGAAAGGGGTGCAGGTGCCTTGCACACCTACACCCCAGTTGATCACCTCAGTGGCTCAGCTTAATCAAGCAAGCCACCCAGGTCATCAGCACCCTCTTCCTCTTCATCGAACATACCCAACTCTTCCTCACCGAGGTCCTCAAACTCCTCCTCAGGGTCAGGCTGTGCAGCACCAAAGGCCTCACCATGCTCCACATACTGCACCAGCTTCAGCTGAGCATAGATGCCCTTCCCCCAGGTGGGATTCTTGACACCATCCTGAACCCACAGGCTGAGCAGTCCATTGACCACAACTCCCCCATAGATTTTGTCAGTGTCAGGCTCCAGGATCACCTTGGGGTTCCGGTCAACAACCTTGGGGCCAGGCTTGTCACCAGGGCTGTTGGCAGACACATACATGTGCCCAGGGTATCCTTCATACTCCTTGAGGTCTCCATCCTTAAAGAACAGCTTGAGATCAGGGGGCACGCGCCCAAATTCATTCATGGCCAGAATCTTGATGCGCTTCTCAATGTCAGCAATCTGCTTTGCATGGGCAGGGTCTTCAGGGTCCAGCAAGAAGGTGCAGCCAAACCTGGGCTTGCCAGGGGCTCCATCACTGCCAGCTGTGGCCTTGGCCACAAAGAGTGCATCAGGGAAGCTGAGCACCACATTGGTGAGCTTGAGGTGCTGCACCTTTGCGACTTGCTCATCAGTGAGCGAACCTTTTTTAATTTCCATATTCACATATTTCCTTATTCACAGATTTTTCATTCACTTATTTTGTTGAGTCACATGTCCAACAGGTCACATTCCTCAGGATGGTGAAGCCCACCAGGCTCACCATCAAACTCATCATCACCAGTAGATGTGTTGAGCAGCTCATCCAAGTCATCCATGTCTTCAACTTGCTCCTGGATGCTTGGCAGTGCCTTCCTGGGGTCGTCTTCATCTGCAATGGTGGGGCTGCCCTGGGGCTTGACCACCATGGCCTGCAGCTGAGCTTGCTGACCTTTGGAAAGTTTCTTCTTGGCCAGATTGATGGCCTGTGGTGCAGAGATTATCTTTTCAGTTACCACCTCCCTCTTGAGGAACCATTTGCGCAGCATCTTCATGGCAGCAGCTTCATCCAGCCATTTCCTGTTGGACTTGCCTGCCACCAGTTTCTTGTTGGGGAACCCTTCCCCAGACTCCAGCCTGGACATCACATATGCCTGGATGGAGTTGAGCCACAACTTGATGAGGCCAGTGTGCTCCACTACCAGGGCAATCTGATCCAGCCCCATGGACTCACTGGTTGCTGGCATCTCACCAGCATCCAGGTCATCAAAGTCCACCAGCATGATGCCCATACAGAACTCTGTCTGGGCATCACAGTGCTTCAGTCTTTTGATGCACCACATGCAGCCCTTCTCAGTGGGGCCAAAGGGTGCATCAGGCTTGTCCACCACCTGCTTGGCAGTGTGCACTGTGTCCATGAATGCTGACAGCTCCTCCAAGCTCAGCTCCTCATCAGACACATGATTCAGCCTGGGCTGCACAATGTGAGTCTCCACCTTGGTGATTTCCAACTCATGGTATGCACCCCAGGCACACCCAGCATAGATTCTCAGCTGGGGGTTATTGGGGGCACTGACCTTGACCCCTTTTCCATACTTGAGGTCAATGACCACCAGGGTGCCATCAGGCTTGATGATGACCACATCACTGGTGCCATGCTCTCCAAATGAATAGAACAGCTCCAGCCTGGCCTCCACCAGGATCAGCCCATGATCACCCTTCTGCTCCTGCACATAGTCCAGGTAGAATGAAACATGGTCAGCCATGTCCTGGCTGACTGGGTAGTTGGGGGCCTCATCAAAGAGCAGCCCCAGGAACTCTTCTGGCAATCTACCAGTGTTCAAGCACAGCTCACCCAGGCAATGGGCTGCTGTCCCCTCCTCTGCATAGGGTGATGTTTCCTCCTCACCCAAAGCCTCCAGGAGGGGAACTGATGCTGGGCAGTTCATCCACCTTTCAGCTGCAGAGGGGGACAGCCTGGCATGCTGACCCATTAGCCCAGAGCTTCCTTGGCCAGCTCAAAGGCTGACACAGCTGCACCATACATATCCTCAGCCAGCTCACCCAACTTGGTTGCCTTGAGCTTCTTGAGGATGGCTCGGGCATCCTTCTGGGTGCCACCTTCCAAGTAGGAAAGCATGGCCTGCCGCACATCGTCGATGGTCTTATCACTGGGCAGGTCAGGGTCACCCAGCAGGTCAGCCAGGTCATCAGGCTCAGTGGCTGCTGCTGCCTTCTTGCGGGAGGCCTTTTTCTTGGCAGCTTTCTTCTTGGTGGTCTTGGCAGTGGTGCCACCCAGGTCTTCCTCTCCACCAGGCTCACCAGAGATGGTGGCTCCAGCCAGGGTGGCTGCTGTCTCAGCCAGGATGACTGTGGCCTCAGCCAGGGATGTCACGCTTGCTGCTAGGGTCTTGATCTCGTCTTCCATACTCATACTCATTGTCTCCTCAGACGTTGGTTGTTTTCACTTCAGCCGCGAACGGTACACAGAGGCACATCGGCTGTCCAGGCCAAAGGTTGAGCCTGGTGAGCCTGGCACCTAAATGGGGCATGACCAACTATTTTCTCCAGTTCCCTTTACTCCTTGCCGCAAAGGAGTATATTGACCTCAACAGCCCACCCCAGCCAAGGAGCACAAAAAATGAGCAAAGAAGCTGACAAGAGGAAGATGGAGTCTGTGGCATTTGCTGAAGCTCTGGCAGCTCTGGGTGGTGCCACTGCAGTCCACATTGATTACCCACAAGAATCCACCTGGCACCAGTGCAACAGTGCTGATGTTGCGGAAGGTTATGCCAGGAGCATGGAGACCTGGGATGGTGAAGGGTGGAAGCAAGTTGACACCATCAGATTTCTCCAGATGGATGTTGGTGGCACTGTCATTGTGTGGTTGTCCCATGAGGATCATGAGTGGGCAGCTGCTGAGAAACGGTCTCAAGAAGGCTAAACACCAACCAGGCTGGATGACCCAGCCATGAAGAGGGAGACAGAGAATGGTTGAGACCACCTGGGCAGACAAGAAGATTGTGGGTGAGGTCAAGAGGCTCTACCTGCACCACCTGCACTGGGCCAAGCTGTCCAGGGTGCACATCAGAAAGCCAGGCATCACACAGAGAGGGAGGACTGCCTGGCGAACCAGAGAGGAGCAGCACCTGGCAACAGCCAAGACACTGGCAGATGCACTGGGCCTCTCTGCTGCAGGATTCGCTCAAGACTTGGAGGAGAGCTGACATGGCAAGAGCAACACATGTGAAGAAAGCCAGGAAGGACAACTCAGCAGTCAAGAAGGGGCAGCCCTATTGGTGGTGGTCCTTCAGGTTTGGTGGCAAGCATTACACAGTCAACCCACCCAGGATGAGCCAGCTGACCCAGAGTGCCTTCTGGGGTGAGTTCTACTCCATCCAGGAGGAGGTTGAGGACTGGACTGCTGAGGGCAACCTAGGCACCTGGGTGGCTGACCTGGAGAGTGCTGTGGAAGAGTGGGCGCAGCGACTCACCACCCTGGGAGAGGAAGCCCAGGAGAGCTTAGATGCCATGCCTGAGGGGCTCCAGGAGGGCACCACAGGAGAGTTGCTGACATCCAGGGTGGAAGGCATGGAGGAGCTGGTTGGTGAGCTGGAAAGCTGGTCTGTGGACTCTGGCCTAGCTGAAGGGGATGACTGGGAAGAGGGCAGGGATGAAGCCAGGAACCTGATGGAGTATGGTGGGGAGTGAGCTGCCCCAGGGGCAGGGGGAGAAAGTGGGGCATGCCCCATCTTTTTCCTCCAGGTGGGTTTACTCCTTGCCGCAAAGGAGTATATTGACCTCAACAGCCCACCCCAACCAGGAGTACCAAAAAATGTTCACCTTCCCAAAAACATATGCCCAGTACATTGAAGCTGAGATGGCTGACCTACGATCTGACCTGGCAGAGGCCACAACCTATGGGCAGTACAATCGGGTGATGGAGAACCTGGAGGTGGAGCGCAGCCACCTCAACTCCAGCCTCAGGGGTCATCGATCCAGCCTGGCCAGGGCTGAGAAGTCTCTCACTTACTGGACAGGGCAGGATGACATCATGGAGGGTTCCTACCACTCAACAGTGGCCCTCATCAGCTCCCACATTGCTGCAGTGGTCGCCGCTCGGGATGAAGTGACCGAAGGGCTGCGCGCCATCAAGGCATCTCGAAGAGCTTTTGAAAAGTTTTTGCGTGAGGGTGATTTTAACTAACCAACTTGGTGGGGGCTTCGGCCCCCACTGCCAAGGGGTGCCACCATGATCAGAGACACCAAAACAAAAGCCAGGACCCTTGAGGTGGGTGGGCTGGAGTTCACTGCTGAGCGTGTTGAGTGGTTCTGCACTCTCAGAAATCATTTCATTGACTCCCCGGTGGCTGGCTACTCATGGAAGCCTGGGTGGAGGCTCCTAATTGGTGGTGCTGAAGTCTGGGATGGGGCTCCCGGTAAATGCAGCACCTCCTCTCAGTCCCCCACATATTCTAGCTTTAACAAACTGGCAGCAGCTGTGGCTGAAAGCCAGGGAACCCCCTCTGGCAGATATGTGTTTTGGAAGACAGTGGAGTATGCCACTGGGCAAGATATGTCTGGCCACTATAAACCACTCAAGGAGCACACATGACCACCTTTCAACTTTTCAGGGTTGTGGGCAGACTGCGCGAGAATGAGACAGTCACTGACCTGGGCACCTACCTCAGCATTGATGAGGCAGATAAGGCAGCTGGCCTGGATGCTGGTTGCCCAGTGGGGTGGGCTCACATAGGTGAGGAAGACCTGGGCACCTGGGATGAAGTGATGGGGGAGTCCTCAGCATGTGGGACTGAATACAGGATCAAGGCTGACAGGAGTGAAGACCAGTGAAGAGTGAGAAGGAGGTGCTGGAGTTATATGAGCAGGCCATGGTCAGAGTGGCAGAGAGCCTCAACAACCATGACCCTGGAGTGAGGGAGGGCAGGAAGACCACACAGCACAGACAGAGAGCCATTGCCTATGGGATCATCCTGGGCAAGGGACAGACAGAGACAGCAACCAAAATCACTGACAAGGCAGAGGACCTCTGGCTTGCCAAACAACAGAAGAAGAGGGAGACAAACTGATGGGACGTATCAAAGACGCTTTCAAGAAGATGGCCAGCCTGGGACGATCCAAGAAGGCGGCCAAGGGTCACCCCCTGCAGGCTGATGGCTATGCAGGTGCCAGGCCCAACCCCATCATCCCTGCACTGATGCCCAGAGGCCTCAGGGACATCAGAGATGCCAAGAAGGGGTGGCGTATTACCCGACACATCTGTGTGGAGCGCAGCTCCAGGTTGCCCAGTCTCACCATCCGAGCTGGTGCAAAGCGCAGAGCAGTGCGCAAGGCAGCCCGCAAGGCAGTGCAGCTAAGTCGCCGCCGGAACCACGCAGCATGACCATCAACAAGACCCTGCACATAGCCAAGTGTGATGACTGTGGCAAGGAGATGCCCACACCTGGTGGACCTAACAGGCTGACCACATTGAAGGCCCACCTGTATGACCAGGGATGGGTGAAGGGTGTGAGGCTGGGCCAGTGGGTGGACCTCTGCCCTGCATGCCCAACCAAGAGAGGAGGGAGGAAGTGATGGAGCCATGGTGGCAGGATGCAATAGCAGTGGTTGGCATAGTGGCTGCACTGTGGGTGCTCACCAAGGTATTGACCTGTGAGCCCTGCAGCTGGGTTGAGCCCGACCCAGCACCCACACTGAAGGACTCAGTGGATGACCTCATCAAGGTGAAGTGTAGGCAGAAGCATTGGTGGAACCACATGAGCCTGGCCAGGTACAGGAAGGCCTGCAACTGGCTGTTGGTGTCCTACCCCAAACGCCTGGGCAAAGAGAGTTACAGAGAGGAGTTTGACCAGGTGTGGCCAGCCCCTGAGCTGAACCACCTGGGAGGCATAGTCATCCACCCCTGTCCCTCTTGCAACAGGGAGGACAGAGGTGAGTGTGTCAACTCCTTCAAAGCTAGGCAGCTGGGTGAAACAGATTTCTATTGTGATGACCCACTGGTGGTGAAGGCCATGATAGAAGAGGCTGACAGAGGTGATGCATACAGAGCTGAGAAGGCTGTCAGTGCCTCATGCCCAGAAGGTGTGGACCCTGGCAAATATGAAGCCTACCTCAGGGGGGATGAGAGTGAGCCTGAAGGCTCAGAGGCTGCCAACAGAATCATACATAACTATGCACAAGATAAGTCAGGGAGGGGCTGGTGATGCCCAGGTGTTTGGAATGCAAGCACAGCAAGAGTGGCACTGACTTTGATGCTGTTGGGGGCTGCCTCAAGAAGGGAGCTGAGAAGCACAGCAGGTACTCACTGAACAGAGCAGGCAGGTGCATCTTTTTCAAAGGCACCTGGTGGTACAACATCAAGATTGCCTCAGGGTGGAGGGACCCATGGGGCAAAGAGAAGGGTGAGGTGTGGTGAAGTCCTGGGGGTCACTGTGAGCCCCAGGTGAATGAGTGATTGAGAAGGAGACCAACATGAACTTCAAGAAATCTATGTTTGTTGTGATGATGCCAGCCCTGGCCAGCATGTGCCTTGTCCTGGGGCTTGCCCTCAATGCCCAGGCAGTCAACATTGGGTGTGCTGTTGAGGGTGCCACCTGGTCTGAGGGAGACACAGTGGATGTGTGGGATGGAGTTGCCCACCTGTGTGCCACCAGCTCAGACCCCAAGCTGGACATCTTCACTGTCATCCAGGTGGAGGGGGCTGAAGACATCTATGTGAGTGCCTCAGTGACCCCCAACACCTATGCCCCTGTGCATGTACTTCAGCAGCCTGATGGAACAGAGGTGCCTGCCACCCTGGAGACCTGCATCACTGACACTGTGGTGTGCTCTGACCCTTTGGCTGTTGTCCTACATTTCAACAGCAGCCCTGTCACATCACCTGAGCAGCCCAGGGTTATCATCACCATGCCAGGTGGTGGCACAGTGACTGTTGGGGGAGGTGAGTGATGTGTGGTGACAACCTACCTCCAGGAATGACTGAGAGCATGCTGCCAGGGAACAGCCCCAGAGACCACTTGGACAGCATCATGGGTGAGATTTATGATGCCCTCACCAGCACTGATGACCCTGTGGATGTGGCAAGCAAGTGGCTTGCCCACCTGCAGGCTGGCAAGACAAACCCAGTGAACATTGAAGTGAGCCTCCCACCCTGGGACACAGTATCCAAAATGGCAGGGGAGCTGCTGTCTCAATCCATTGACCAACTGGCTGAGGCTGGTGTGGTGGAAGTGGCCACTGAGAGAGTGTGGAAGGTTGGGGAGGTGTCCAAGACTGAGCGCACCTGGAAGCTCAAGAAGAGTCTGAGCATAAGACATCCCCACCAGGTGAGTGCTGATGAGGTCAGGGTGTGGTTGGACAAGATCATGGCACATGATGAGGCCTCTGCAGTGTTGGCCGATGACAAGGGCTTTGGGTGGCTCAAGTTCTGTGACTTCTATGACACCATCTCTGGGCTCACCAGATGAGCCAGATAGGACTGCCTGAAGGCTTGCAGTGCTCCAGGTGCTCACTCTGGTTTGTGGGGCAGCCTGGCATGGAGAAGTGCCATGGCTGTCAAAGGGTGGCAGCTATGGAGGAGCTGCAGAGTGTGGAGGACTTCCAGGCTGCAAGAGGCCCACCACATCATCCTGTGCCTGCTGAGGAAGGAGCACAGTGAGCTGGCTGATGAGTTTGAGAAGCTGCTGAACACACAGAGAGGTGAGTGATGTTTGATGCTGTTGAGTGTTGGAAATGTAGTGCCATGACAGAGCAGGAGAATGGCATGTGCAGCAGGTGCCAGAAATCTGATGTGGAGACACCTGTGGAAGAGATGCTCACCAACATCAACCAAGAGGTGATGGACTACAGGGTGAAGCATGGGGTGGGCTTAGTCTTTGCCCAGAGGGCAGTGGAGAAGGCAGTGCTGGTGAAAGCCATTGGCACCCTGAGTGAAGACAGGTCATGCATTGAAGACATCAAAACAATTCTCAGTGCAATCGTTGAGAGGACATGAAGGAGACAAGTGATGAGAGAAATAAACTTGGATGACGGGCTGTGCAGGGAGGCCATGGAAATCCTGGATAGTTACATAGATAGAAAAAATCCATCCATCTCCTCAGCACTAGCCAACATAGCTGAAGCAGCTGATGAGGGAGCACCCCATGCAGTAAAAAACTTGGCTACGGTAGTGCGCTTCTGTGCCTACTTAACCCAGCCCAAGCAGGTAGAGAATGGTGGGGAGGTGAACTGATGGCCAAGACAAAGCCAACTGAAGCAGACCAGGAACACATGGAAGTGATGAACATTCTGATGGGCTTTGCAAAGGGTGATGAGTTCACCATTGCCTCTGCCCTGGATGACATGGCAGATGCTCTTGATGAGGGCTCAGCCATGGCAGTGCAGCACATGAGCAAGGTGCTGCGCTTCTGTTCCTTCCTCACTGACCCAGACAGAGTGATGAAAGCCACACCAGGAGGGGTCAACTGATGAAGTGGACAAAATCTGAGGTGATGGTGGTTGGTGTTGTGGTCCTGTGTGTAGGTGTGGCACTAGGTTCCATCATTGATGTGGCCCGACACCAGAAGCTGAAGGCCACCCAGGCAGAGGTGACCAGGCTGGAAGCTGACCTGGTGGAGTTCAAAAGTTACTACCTTAACTGGAAAGGGGAGGCCCAGGAGTTACAAAACCGGCTGAGTGCATCACAGCATGAAGTGTATGGGCTGAAGGGATGTGAGTTCATCTCAGCTGTCTGCATAAGTGGCCACTATGAAGGGGGAGGTGACCATCACTGCACAAGCTGGACTGATTCAGCCTGGGTCTGCCCCAAGGAGGTGGAGTGATGAAGTGGCGGCAAAGAACCTCAGCCAGAAAGGCAGCAGGAAAAAAGGACAGCCGTGTTGAGCCCACAGCATGGCATGGTTGGTTTGCATGGCACCCAGTTAGGCTGTCTGCTGACCATGAGACTGTGTGCTGGCTTGAGTGGGTTTGGAGGAGGATTGATCTCCACAGCTGCCCACAAAACTCGAACAGATTTTATGAGTGGGTTTGGCTTTATAAGGGGGTGCAGTGATGTGGGATGAGCTGAGCGTTGACAAGCTCTACATGGCAAAGCTCCACTACTGGGCCAGAGACTCAGTGGACATTGAGGAGTGGGTGGCCAAGCAAAAGGCAGCAGGCAACAGCATACCAACAAGAGGCCACAGGCACATCAGGCTGGCCAAGGACTCCTCAGCCTGCAAAGTCCTTGGACGCATCCTGGGGATGAGCATGGAGAATGTTGAGAAGGAACTGGCTGACATGGTGACACAGGTGAGAGACACTAGGGCTGAGGAAGGGGGTATCATGGATGAGCGCACCCGTAACTGCACTGTGAGTGATGCCACCTTCATTGCCCTCCCATTTGATCCTAAACACCAACATGAGCTGGATTGCAAATGCACAAAGGCTGTGCTTGTGGGAGATGTGGTAGTGAAAATGGGTGGTGTTGTCTGTAAGCCTGTGCCAGTAAGTAAGCCATATGATGATGAAAGCTTGATGATGGGTGAGGTTGTCATCCATGAGGGCAATGGTGAGACAGAGGTGGTGTTCAGTGAGAGCCTAGGCACACCAGAGGACCAAGACAGAGAAGCGGCTCACCAGGACCAAGCACCAGAGGATGACGATATACACCCCCTGCACATCCCCCTCCAATACCTTCGCCCAGACCCTGAAGGCATCCTGGATGGCATTGGTGCTGTGATGAGAGATGACTGGCCATGACCCCAGCTAGCGAGAAGCCAGGGAAGGGGATAGGGTAGGAGGCCCCAGGAAAAAGAGAGCCCCCAGCAGCTTGTGGCCACTGGGGGCTCTGGTCCGAAGGAGACAAATCCTAGAACCACCGCGCATCAAGTGAGGGATCACCCGACATGAAGAACCATACAAGAGCAGCTGCTGAGAGTAAAGCCCACAGAGCTGCCAAGCTATATGCCAGGAATGGCTGGCGCGTCTTCCCCATCTATGAGGCTGTAGGCAAGGAATACAGTGACCTGCCCTGCAGCTGTAGGGAGGCTGACTGCAGCTCACCTGGGAAGCACCCCAGGGTTGGCCAAGGTCACAATGCTGCCACCAAGGACATTGACCAGATTGACACCTGGTGGGGCAAGTGGCCCACAGCCAACATCGGTGTGGCTCTCCCTCCCAACATCCTGGTCTTGGATGTGGACCCCAGGCATGGGGGCACAGAGTATCTTGAGGAGCTGGACCTGCTTGGCTACGAGGTCCCAGACACTCTGGAGGGGCTGACAGGTGGGGGAGGCAGGCATCTCTTCCTGAGGGCACCCAGGCCCATCCAGAACTGCTCTGGCCTGGGGAAGAGACAGGGCTTGGACATCCGAACAGGGGGAGGCTATGTGGTCCTACCCCCCTCCAACCATGAATCAGGCAAGACCTATCGCTGGAAGGGTGGCAAACCCACCCAGCCCATGGCAGAGGCACCCGAGTGGATCTACCAGCTGCGCGAGGGCACCCTTGCCCCTCCTGGTATGGAGCAACCCACAAGAAGGGCTACAGCAGGCACCCAGGAAGCCTTAGACATCTCCACCCCTTTGGAGGCAGGCAGCAGAAACAGTGACATCTTCAGGATGGCCTGCAGCCTGGTCAACAAGCATGACCTCCCTGGTGCCATCAAGATGTGCATGCTGCGCAACTCCAAGGCAGACGACCCCATGAGTGCAAAGGAGGTGGAGGAGACAGTTGCCAAAGCCTTCACCCAGCACGAAGCCAAGTCAGGCTGCCTGCCTTACCCAGAGATTGTGAGACTGGTGAGGGAGGGTGGATTCAACCTGACCAGTGAGCCAGGGCTTGAGGCCTTCGTGATGATGGTGGCCAGGGGCTCCAAGTTCAGGATGCTGGACAAGAATGAAGTGACACAGTTATGTGAGATGGTCTCTGACTCCGAGGTGAAGGGTAGGGGTGTGAGGTCCATTGAGCGCAGAGTGAAGTTGGCTGCCAAGCATGAGGTGGAGGTGGCCAAGACAGGCATGAGGATTGAGGGTGGGGACATCTCACTCATGGGCCAACAGAAGGCAGCCTGGAAGCCAGTGATGGACAACCTGGGAGTCATCTACGTGGCAGAGGACAAGGGCAAGGTGTTCCTCTCCTCCATCAAGAGTGCCAGCAGTGTGCAGTCATTCGAGACAGCCTGGGGCTCACTGGACTTCTTTGGCCTGGATGGTGAGCCAGTGCGTTTCAGTGTCAGAGCTGCAGTGGCCTGTGATGCCATCGCCAAGGCAGACCGCTTTGGGTTCAAGCCTGGGGCAGAGCTTCTCTTTGAGAGCAAGGGTGCCATGTGTGTCAATCAGTTTGACCCACCCTTGGTGAAGGAGGCCCATGGTGATGTCACGAGGTTGTATGACTACATCAAGTTCCTCACTGGGGATGATGATGCAGCCAAGCTCCTCCTGGACATGCTTGCCCTGTGCTTGCAAGAGCCAACAGAGAGGTGGCTGCACATGCCCATCCTCTTTGGTGCACCAGGCTGTGGGAAGAATGTGTGGGTGGACGATGTGGTCAAGCAGGTCATTGGCCCTCGCAACTACACCAGCCTGCAAGCCAAGAACCTGTCACTGGATCACACAGGGTGGTTGGGTGAGGGCCAGGTGCTGTGCTTCCCTGAGTTTGAGCTGGATAAGGGCACAGCAGCTGGGGCACTGAACCTGCTGAAAACGGCATGCACTGACCCAGAGATTTTCCTCAATGTGAAGTATGGGGGTCAGTTCTCCATTGAGATGTTCGCCAACTTCATTGCCTGTGCCAACAAACCTGACTGCATTGCAGGTGACATCTCCAACCGTCGCTTTGTCCCCATCTTCTGTGCTGCACCTGGTGAGCGAGCCAGGGGCCACAAAGGGTTTGGGTGGTATGTCAGTTTCAAGGATTGGGTCTTGGAGAGCATCCACCCCATCAGGTGGGCACTCATGCAACGGGACCTCACTGACTGGCGACTCAACCCCCTCCTCACTGGGGACAATGCACTGAAGACCCTGATGGAGGAAGACTCTCATGCCCACTGGTTCCTTCAGTTGCGTGATGCCACCAATGATCCAGAGAGTCTGCTCAACCAATTTCCCCTGTTCCCACTGTCCACCCTTTTGAATATCGCTGGCCAGGATGATGATGATTTTGGGGGTGGCCAGGATGATAATTCCAGGATGGCTTTGGAGCTGCTGCAGCTAGGCTTTCGGAAGTGGGCTGGAGGCTCCAGAGGTAGGTTGTTTGCTGTGTCCCATAAGGGTGGCCAGGAGACCATCTGGCTGAGACCTGGTGCTGATCCACGCTACTTGAAGTGTGGAAGAGAGCAGGCCAAGAGGATGCTGCTGAGGCTCAAGGAAGCAGTGGAGTTGGTGGGGTAGAAATGGGAGTTTTATTTGTTAGGCAGGGTCAGGAGATTAGGCAGGGGGTCTGCCTAATTTCTCAGGAATACTGTAATCGGTGTGAGAGTGAGTGAGTGAGTGTTTTTTGATGGCTTCAGTGATTGGCCGATGGAGGGTGATTTTAGGCAGGGGGTCTGCCTAATTAGGCAGGGTAGTGAAATGCATGCCTAGAGCATCTAGGTGTTGGAAACTGAAGGGAAATTAGAATAGCATTAGGTAGGTTAGGCAGGTTTGATGAAACTTAGAAGAGATAGAGAGATAGTGTAATAGTGAAAACACACCTCCAAGGCTCTCCAGACACTATGTTCCCTCCCTATGGGAGTTTCTGAGCAAACCTGCCTAACGTGCCTAATAAGACAACGGAGAAGTGTATGACTGATGAAGTGGATAAGGCCAATGAGTTCCTGCTGGAACTGGAAGCATTGCTGATCAAGCACAAGAGCCTGGGGGTGGTGCAGCTGGCATCCCTCCTGGGGAGATATGCAGACAGCATCACCAGGAAAAGCATGGACCTCATGATCAGAGAAAAGATGCGCAGGAAGAGGAGATTGCATGGGGTAAGATTCTAGGCCCATTTGAGGGGCTTGATTAATGACCAGAAGGAGACAAAGATGCCAATGGATGAAGGAGAGAAAGCAAGGCTGACCAAAAAGATCATCAGGCTGTGGTGTGTGACCCTATCATGGGGCATGGCTGCAGGGTCTGTCCTGGGTTTTGTGGTTGGCTTCTTGTGGGGTTCATATGATGGGTGATGCAGCAGATGACCTGGATGAGGTCTATGAGCTTGCCTTGGAAAGACACAACCTGAGAGAGTGCAACAGCCTGGAGTGCACCTTCTGCCAGGGGGAGGCTGAGAGATACACTCAAGCCATCAAGGATGCCACCACCACCAAGAGTGATGACTGGCCTGATGACTGGGCAGCCCAAAGTGTGGTGCATGCTTATGCCCTTGGGATCACCTTGGGACACACCAAAGAGAAAGTTGATGCAGACCTGGCCAAGGCCAAGGAGGTGCATGGTGGGTAAGTGGGGTGACAAGCTCACCCCACCCAGGTTGGCCAAGTTCTACAGGGGAGGATGGAGGGGTGGCCCACACCAGGTGGTGAAGGTGACCTGGCAAGGGAGACACACAGCCACTATCACACCAGCATCCAACAACTCCATCCAACTGATGGGAAATCAATGGCTCAGAGAGGGTACATTTAGAGAAGTGCACATCAACTGTGTTGAGCTGTTACCACTGAAGGAGACAAGGACATGATGACACCACTGAGCATAATTATTCTATTGCACTACCACTGTTACCCTGCTGACTACAATGATGGGAACTTCACAGCCCCTGCAGTCAGCCAACACATCAGCAGGCTGTTGAGTGAAGGCATGCTGACCTACACAGGAGACATGCACCCCAAAGCCATTGCCAGGCTCACCACCAAAGGCACCAGATATGTGAACATGCTGCTGAGCATCCCCTACCCCAACCAAGCATGGGTGTTCCCAGGTGGGTTGGAGGATGCAGTGGCCGATGCCCAGGCTGTTGGTCAGCAAGACATGGACCATGACCACCATGGCCCAATGCCTAGAGAGCCAAGGACCAACCCACTACCTGGAGCCATGGACAGGGCTAACCCACCAACACCACCAGGTGCACCTGCAGAGGGGTGTGCCTTGCCAGGAAACATGGGCGAGGCCACCCCAGTACCACTGGAACCACCAAGTGCCCCCCACATCATCACTGAGGAACCTGGGCCACTCACCAAGCTGGTCAGAGACCCAGTGGGTGTGGTGGCTAGGTTGCAGAACCCCCGGAGAGTCTTTCACATCAACAAGAGAGATGTCTGCTGGATCTGGCACACACCAGGCTGCACCTGTTCAGGGTGAGCTGCTTTGACTTTGATGAAGAGGGCAAGAGGGTTGGGTGGGAGCTGCAAAGGACCACCCGAGAAGTCACCACCATCCAGGAGTGCAACAAGTGCTGTGCTGAGATTGGCATTGGTGAGTGGGCTGAGTATGTGGTCACAGTATATGCAGGAGAGTTCAGCTATGGTTATGCCTGCTTCATCTGTACCAACAACTGAGAAGGGGACAATGAGATGCTAGACGAGAAGAGAATTGGTGAGAGCTATGACACTTTGGTTGTGACTGCAGGGACAGCCAAAGCTATTGCAGAGGCACAGGGCAAGGTGTCATCTATCACCTGTGCAGTCCAAGAGTATGAGAGGACAATGGCGAGCTTGAAGCTGTTGGGCTGGATACTACAGATTGACCCTATGAAGGTGGATCTGGCAGTGGTTGGTGCCTGCAAGGTTGCAGCCAAAAACATTCAGCAGGGGTGACTGACATGGGCAGCTGGACGGAGGTGGTGGTGCTCAACACACTGCTGATGACATTCCCACATGGAGTGGGGCATGAGTCACCAATGAAGGACCAGGTGTGTGAGATGCACACCACAGAGGAGGAGACAGAGACATGGGCAAGGGACATGAGAAGCTGGTCAATGACACACTACAGAACATCCTGGTGGGAGATGATGAGAGAGGCCACTGGCTCTGGGAGATAGCTCAGACTGAGGGGCAGAAGGGGCTTGGTGAGTTTGATGTCTCACTGAGGAATGAAGGGCTGTACCCAGGACCCCTCCACCTGACTGTGGGTGTGGAAGAGGAGCCTGGCTTACTGGCCCCATCTGTGTGGGTCAAGCAGGGGGAAGAATGGAAACCCCTCGGCTCAGTGAGCATCTTAGGTGTCATCATCAGCAAGCTGGGTGAGAAGCTGATTGAGCACAGTGCTGTGGTTGACACCCAGGTGGAGTGGAAGGCAGAGGCAGTGAAGGTGCTGAAGCCTTTTGCTGACATTGGTGCCTTAGGTCAGATAGCACTCTGTGACCCAGAGGATGTGGTGTGCTTTGATGTATCTTCTGCCAAACATTTCACTGTGGGTGAAGCAAAGGCTGCCAAGGTCCTCTACACCAAGTTGGGGGGTGAGTGATGGCCAACCTGTTTGACACCATCCAGGCACAGTCCCTGGAAAGTAAGAAGGCACATGCTGTGAAGACCTTGGCCAAGGCATCCAAACTCCTGGAGGACAACCATGCTGCTGAAGCTCTGCTCCACATACTCAATGCACAGTATGAGGTGCATCAGCTGGCATTGATGATGGTGAGTGCACCTACTAAGTCTGAGAAAGTCCTGCCCAGCATGGTGTGGGCTGAATGTGGTATGACCCATTCCAGGTGGAGACACCTTGCCCACCATGGAGAGACACTCACCCAGGATGAGACCAATGCAGGGTGGCACTATTGCAACTCAGAGTGGGATGGCATGCTGATCCACACTACCTGGCCAGAGAAAGAGGCATGCACCTGTGTCATCTCTGTGGCAGGTGGGGCTCACCACACCAGGGACTAGGCTGGCTTCCCAGGTCTTTTCCCATTAGGGTGTCAAGATGGCAAGAGCAAAGAAGATCCAGATGACCCCTGAGTTGGCTGAGGGGGTGGCTGCAGCTGTGCAGTCACTCCTTGGCACTGGTGACTTCCTTGAGCCTGTTGAGTTTATGATGGACATTGCCATGGGCAGAGACCCCAGGCATGCATCTGAAGTGTGGGAGTGGTCGCAAGAGATCCAGAAAAAGAATGGCAGGAAGCCACCCTCACCAGGGCAATGGGACCTGCTGCTGGATGTCATCAGAGAGCACCACAGGCAGAAGGAAGTCCCTCTCGAACTGTCCACCAGGGTCATGGCCCAGCTGATGGAATACATGCAGCCAAAGCTCAAGCAGATTGAAGTCACCACCACTGACCAGGAGGGGGGAGCTGCAACCCCACTCACCAAGGGTGAGGCCAAGGGCTTCTGGAAGTATTTTGATGGACGCTATTGACCTGGAGTATGAGGCCACCCCTGGCTTTGTAAGGATGAACAGGGAGGCCTGTGAGGCCAAGGGGCTTCATTTCAATAGGTACTTCTTCAGACACAGAGATGGTGGGCAGTTCATTGTCAACAGACACCATGTGGTGATTGAGGACACACTTGACAAGGTGTTCAGTGGTGAGATCAACCGGCTAATCATCACCATCCCTCCTGGCTACACCAAGACTGAGATGCTGGTCATTGGCTTCATGTCCAGGGGATTGGCCAAGAACCCCAGAGCCAGGTTCATCCACCTCAGTTATTCAGACAACCTGGCAGGCACCAACTCCCAAGCCACCAAGGATGTGGTGGAGTCCCCTGAATACCTGAGGCACTGGGACAGGAGAATCAGGGCTGACATTGGTGCCAAGAAACAGTGGAGCACCAAGGAAGGTGGGGGAGTGTATGCCACTGCAGCTGCTGGCCAGGTAACTGGTTTTCGCGCTGGAAGGATGGAGCCAGGCTTCACTGGTGCTGTGGTAATTGATGACCCACTGAAACCTGATGATGCCTATTCTGCCAGCCTCAGGGGTAAAACCAACAGCCGAATCAACAACACCATCAAGAGCAGGCTTGCCCATGAAGGGGTGCCCATCATCCTCATCATGCAGCGGCTCCATGAGGATGACCCTGTTGGCTTCCTGCTGAAGGGCGGCACCAGAGAGAAGTGGCACCACCTGAGCATCCCTGCACTGATCAAGGGGGGTGAGAAGTACCCCACCAGCTGGAGCTATGGCATACCCATTGAGCATGGCCTTGCTCCAGGTGCCTTGTGGGAAGACAAGCACACTGTGGCTGACCTGGAGCAGATGGCTGAGGCTGACCCCTACACCTACGCCTCACAGTATGACCAGAGACCCTCACCCCTTGGTGGTGGTATGTTCAAGGAGAGGTGGTGGAGATTCTATGGGGAGCCCCCAGCCGACATCACTGTGAAACGCATGTACATCGACACAGCACAGAAGAAAGAGGAACAGCATGACTTCACTGTTGCTCAGGTGTGGGGCTTCTCACCTTCCATGGGCATCTTGCTCCTGGACCAGATCAGAGGGAAGTTTGAAGCCCCTGAGCTGTTGGAGGTCATCACCTCCTTCTGGCAGAAGCATGCACACAACAGGCAGCGGCATGGTTCCTACATCCCAGTGACAGCATGCAAGATTGAGGACAAGTCAAGTGGCTCCTCACTGATCCAGACACTTTCAAAGGAGTCACTGATACCTGTGGAAGCTGTCCAGGTACAGAAGGACAAGGTGATGAGGGCCATGGGTGTCATCCCATTCATTGCTTCAGGCAGGGTGCACATCCCCACTGTGACTTCTGAAAGCTGGGTGCCTGAGTACCTGCAGGAGTTCGCCAGCTTCACCCCCTTGATGACTCATGCCCATGATGATCAGGTGGACACCACAGTGATGGCCATTGAGGATCTGCTGGTGAAGGGCAATATATATGAGGGCATCTGATGGAGGTTCACCATGGCCAAGAAGGACAAGACCAGTTTGGGTGGCAAGCTCCTGGCCTGGCTGGTTGGCTCTGCAATAGAAGCCTCTGAGGAGCACCATGAGGGTGGGGGCATGTGTCCTGGGTGCAGGGTAGGGGAGCTGGATGAGTGTGGCTCCTGCAGCCACTGTGGGGCCTGGACCCGAGTGTGAGGTGGACCCCACCCCAGCTGTGGGCCTATAGTCATCTCAAATGGGCAAGACCCCCAACCAGGAGACCCCTTTATGAGTGACCACCAGACAACCTCCAAGCCTTCCATCAGTCTCATCCTTGCTGTGGTGATGCTCACCCTGGCAGCCATTGCCAGCTCAGCCAGTGCCTGCACATGGGACTTAGAGTTCAAGAAGACCACAGAGGGTGATGACACTTGGGCCACTGCAGCCCCAGGTGCCAACTCAGCCTGCACCCTCAGTGCCCCTGCTGAAGCCATCCAGATGGTGGATGTGTGGGACTGCAGAGGCAACTTTGCTGTTGTCCCTGAGACAGACCTGATGGGCACCTCCACTGAGGTCTGCACTGACCAGACAGGTGATGATTGCAGAGACATTGAGGAGTTCACCTCAGGTGCAGTCAATGACTACATCAACTTTCAAGGGAAGCCTTGGAGGTGGATCAAGATCATCAACACCACCACTGCTGGCACCTATAGGATGCACTGCCTGGGTGCTCAGTAATGAGACCCACCACTCGGGGCCTCATGGCAGGGGCTTGTGCTTTCCTGATGCTGGCATCATTCCAGTTCCTGGTGCCAACTCCATCACCTGCCCAGAATGTGTCACCCATACCAGTCCACCAACATGCTGACCCCTTCATTGAGTGCATGCTTGGTCATGTCCCAGGCTGCACCTGGCTGTTCAAGTTTGGTGAGAATCCAGATGTGGGTGCCACTGATGAGACCATCTGGGATGGAGGCAATGGCTACAGTGGCTACCCAACATCCCCTGTCAGTATCCGCTGCAGATCCACTGATGCTGCTGACACCTTTGGAAGCACTGGAGCCTGGCTCACTGTGGTGACAGGCAGTGGTGCTGATTGGGAGGAACGCATGGATGTTCCTGTTGTGATGACAGGAATATCCTGGGTGACCCTGCCAGGCACCTGGCTGAGGGTTTACAGAATCAGGTCAGTTCAGGCTGGCTCTGTGGGTATCAATGTGGGGACCATCTATTGTGAGGATGTGGCCACTGGTGATGAGTCGCCCACCCCAGATGACTATGCCCAGATGCGACCAGGGAAGGGTGCAACCCTCATGGCTGTCTATACTGTGCCAGCCTGCAAAAATCTGATCATCGCTGATGGCTCCCACAGTGTTGGGAAGGGGCAGAACACAGTGGCCTCCATCTATGCCAGGCCCAACACCACTGGTATCTTCCCCAATGGTGCCTGGCAAATCTCTACCATTTACAACATCTATGAGGCCCAGGCTGGTGTGGGCACTCACACCTTCGGCCTGGTGCCACCCAAGACTGATCTGCGCTTTGTGGCCAACACAGGGATTGCTGGGACAGCTCCTGTGGCAGCATCATTCATGGGTTACTTGTTTGACATCCCTGGCTGTGCCCCACCAGGACCTTGAGGAGATACACTGATGAGAAAATATGTTTTCAGCCTGGCACTGGTGCTGTTGTTTGCTTCCCCAGCTTTGGCCACATGCATTGGTGACTGTGGTGATGACAGTGTTGCAAAAGATGGTGAGCGTGGGGAGTCATTCCTGATCAATACAACCTACGCATTGGCACCTTGCAACCAAGACATGTGTACTGGACTCCTGTGGACAGATTATAGATTTTACTGGATTGGTGGTGATGAAGTTACCCGTCGCTGGCCAGGGACTGAGTACACCTCCACAGATGGCACCTCCATCACATCATCTCTGTGGGCATACAAGAATGATCCTGAAGCCCTGGACTATGCTGATGAGATTGGAGCCATTGATGACTTTGCCCAGTGGGACTGGGGCACTGAAACAGGGGATGTGACTTCAACCATAGTGCTTCCTGCATCGCGTATCCCTAATGATGTAACAATCCATGGATGGCGCTTCACAGGAAATGTGCAACTCAAGACAGCCACAGCACTTTACAATATGGGGGATGCTGCTGGGTATGGCTTTTCATTCTGGGTATGTCAGGAGGTGGACCCTGCTGGGGACGAATGGCTGCTAGCACAGAGACCTTCATCAGGTGGGCCTGATGATTACATCAATCTTGACGCCACAGGGCGATTCTGGCTCAACCAAAACAGTGACATAACCACTTCCGCTGCCGCTGCCTTCACCCCTTCTGGGTGTGAAACCTTGGATGACTATGTGCATGTTGGAATCACATCAACAGCAGCCGCTGGCACAAAGATCTATATAAATGGAGAGGATGAGACCGCCTCAGGTGGCACCAAGAATGCATCTGTGTGGAACGCTGGAGCCCAAAACTGGCTTACCTTTAGTGGGAATCCTTCAGGTGCCTCCAATTTCTTTCATGGTAACATCGTTGAATTTGCCTACTTCCCAGATGTCACACTACTCACTGAACTGTCCATACGCCAGATTATGGCGTGTGGGATAACAGGGGACAGTGATGTGTCTATCAGGCTTGCAGCTTATGCCAAAGGGGTATTCACGGAACCCCTTAGTGGGGGTGCACTACCATGTGGCGATACCAAGTAGCACTGATTCTACTGCTTGCGACTACAGCACTGGCATGGACAGACAGCACAATCGGAGTGCTGGGGGACTCATTCACCCAGACCTCTGGTAGCACAAAATTCTTTGGTCCCTACTATCAAAGTGCATTCCGTGAGATGGGGTTCAACTATGCCAACTACGGTGCTGGTGGGTCTAAGACTTGTGAGTACACCAACCCAACTCAAAATGGTCTGTCTGGGTTAGTTGACAGGACAGCAGACTTGATTGCCATGGAGGCTGCTGGCCCATACTTCGCTGTGAGCCTGAACTGGGGCCACAATGATCAGACATTCAGTGGCATCCTCGGTTCTGATGAACTGGGTGCTGCTGCCTTTGACATTTGTTACAGGGAGATCGTCCGCAGGCTTGGTAATATTTCTCGGTATGTGTTCATCAATTCCACAGCGTTTGGGACTGTTCAAGAATATGAGGATGTGGTGCGGCAGATCATTATTGATGACCCTAAAGCACATCTAGCCTCTGAGATATTCCTTGACCCAGACTGGGCCTCACATATTGTGAACCCAGAACCCCCTAACAATCCTGCAGACATCCACCCCAATGAGGCTGGAAGCATCCACTACACCAACCAGTTATTTATGACAATCCGCAATGTCATACACACAAACGCGGGCAGCTATAGGAAGGCCAGCAGATGAACCTGGGCAAGGCACTCCCAGTCATTGGGTTGGTGGGTGTCCTGTCAGGTGGGGCAGCCACCATCATTGCTGTGGCTGATGAGCAGCAGGATGCCCAGGCTGAGCGCAAAGAAACAAATGAACTGCTGGAGCAGACCTCCAAGATTGTGCTGCAACATGAGGAGAGGTTTGAGCGTGATGCTTACAACAAGAGAATCAAACTGTGCACTGAGGCAGGCACTGCCCTGGCCAAGTGCCTGGAGGAGAAGTGATGGACTTTGATGAGCACTTTCCAGAGGGGCCAGCCACACCACTCAACTTGGCCTATGGGTCCATCAGGGACTTTGACCTGCTGTTCACATCAGGCTCATCCTTTTTCAGCAAGCTGATCCAGAAGGCAACTGGCTCACCCTGGTCCCATGTTGGCTTCCTCATCAAAACACCCTGGCCTGAGCTTATCTTAGTCATGGAATCTGTGGAGTCCATTGGCATCAGGATTCAGCCCCTCAGCTTGTATGTGAGGGACTATCCAGGTGGAGTTGTGGTTGCGCGACACAGTGAGCTGAGTGGGTGCACCTTGGACCAACAGAGAGCTGGTGTGCAGTTGGCTGCCAGCCTGGTGGGCACCAAGTATGACACTGCAGAGCTGGGTCGGATTGCTGCGCGCATTGTTGGCAACACACCCGCTGAGCACAAGGATGATGGGGTGTTCATCTGCAGTGAGTTTGCTGAGTTTGTGTTCAGGTCCCTGCCCATCAACTTCACCAAGGACCACAGGGGCTTCGTTGCACCAGCCAACCTGGCTGAGGATGCTAGTGTGGGGCTGACACACATCCTGAAGGGGAAAAGCTGATGAACACTTTTGAGAGGGTCGCCAGAGGCCTGGGCAAAGCTCTGTTCCTTGCCTTCTTTGGTGGGGCAGATGATCCTGTGTGCACCTGTGGCCACAGGAAGAGTGAGCACAATAAACACAACCTGGGTGGCTGCAAGTGGTGTGTGTCATGCATGGATTTTGAGAAGGGTGAGGGGTAAGCATGTCTGATATTGATGGGAAGCCAGCTAGTGCTGAAGGCCAGGGTGAGGTGATTGTCAATGATGCCCTGATCAACTTGGTGGCAGAGATGGGCACCAACACTGACAAAAGATCATTCACCAGCTTCACCTCTCGCAATAAGCGCAGCAGAGAAGAGTTGGAAAGCATGTATCGTTTTGACTGGCTCTCTGGGAAGCTGGTTGACATTGTGCCTGACGACATGACCCGACAGGGCAGAACACTCAACAGTGAAATGGACCCCAAGCGGTTGGAGGAGTTTGAGAAGGCTGAGCGAGATTTCCTCATGGCCCCCAAGGTCCATGAGTCACTGAAGTGGGCCAGGCTATATGGTGGGGCTCTGATCTATCTGGGCATCAATGATGGCATGGACCCCAGGGAGCCCCTGGACCACAACAACATCAAGAAGGGTTCACTGTCTCACCTCACTGTCCTGGACAGGTACTATGCCCCTGCCATGAAGATCAACACCTGGGACATCACTGCCCCCAACTTTGGTCTGCCTGACATCTACTCCCTGGTTGAGTCCACCCATGCCCAGGTGCACTGGACCAGGATTGTGAGATTCGATGGCATCAAGCTCCCTCTGCGCGAGATGAAGCGCAACCAATACTGGGGTGACTCCATCCTGGAGAGGTTGTATGAGGCACTGATTGATGCTGGCACTGTGAGTGCTTCAGCCTCCACCCTGCTCCTGGAGCAGAGTGTGGATGTCATCAAGGTGCCCAACCTCCTCTCCTTGGCTTCCTCCCATGCTGGAGAGGAGCAGCTGCGTAAGAGATTCCAGCTGGCCAAGATGATGAAGTCCTACAACAACATGCTGCTGATGGATGCAACTGAAACCTATGAGACACACCACCAGCCTTTTGCTGGCATCCCCCAGCTGTATGATCGTTTCCTGAATGCTGTGGCCTCAGCCTCTGACATCCCTGTGACCAGGCTGATGGGCTCCAGCCCAGGAGGTCTCAACGCCACTGGTGAGTCAGACATCAGAAACTATTATGACATGATCAGCTCCAAGCAAGAGACTCAGCTGAGACCCCCTCAGACTGCCCTGGATAACATCCTGGCACAGCACCTCTGGGGAGAGGTGCCAGAGGACCTGACATATGAGTTCAACCCCCTGTGGCAGCAGACAGAGGAGGAGAAAGCCACTACCGAAAAGACCAGGGCTGAGCGTGACAAGACTTACATTGACATGGGTGTTGTGACTGAGGAGGTGGTTGCCCTGGATCTGATTGAGCGTGGCACCTACTCCAACCTGACCCAGGAGACCCTTGATGAGCTTGAGGCTGCTGAGCAGGATGCCTTGAGGGCTGAGAATGAAAGGCTGGCGCAAGAAGCTGAAGCCTTGAGGACTACACCCAACCCTGATGAACCTGTTGCACCTGCTATGTCCCAACCTCAACCACCAGAGACCAAAACCCAACCCAAGGGTCCAGAACCGGGTGAGGAGGCATAGCAGGTGCCGTCTGTTGAGGTGCAAGCAACCAAAAGACTGTTGAGGAAGCAAGGTCGGAAGGTTGGCCCCACACCCAATGTCAATGCACTCAGACCCGCTGAGAAGAGGCTGGAGAAGAAGCTGCTGGTGCTCAATGCCAGCTTGGTGCAGCAGACCTCCATCAATCTTTTCCCTGCATTGGTTAGGCTAGCCCCCCAGTATGTTGCTGACTCCTTTGACACAGACATTGATGCTGTGCTGAGTGGCATGCGCGAGAGGTATGCCACAGGGGAACTGGCACACCTGGCCAAGGAGATTGCTGCTGAGGCTGTGGAAGGTGTTGATGATGTAGTCATTGCTCAGCTCAACTCTGTCATCACTGAGAGCATTGGGGTGAGTATGAAGAATGTGTTGGCCCAACCAGGGCTCAATGCTCCACAGCTCAAGGCTGCCCAGGTGAGAAAGATGGTGCAGCTCACCAAGTCCATCCCCACTGAATACATGGACAGGCTGGAGACCATGGTGTGGGACAACTTGGTGAAGGGCACCTCCCCTGGTGGGATCATTGGGCAGATCACTTCTGACCCAGGCATGATGAAAGGCCTGGAGGCATCCATCAAAGCAGAGGCCAAGATTGCAGCTGCATCACTGGATGGTGTGACCCTGGAAGCTCGGATTGCTAACAGAGTGAAGTTCATAGCCAGGGACCAAGTGGCCAAAGCCAATGCAGCTCTGGTCCAGCAGAGGCAGACCCTTTTGGGTGTGGATCAATACATCTGGAGCACCAGTAAGGATGAGCGAGTGAGAGATTCTCACAAGTCAAAAGAGGGTAAGAAATACAGCTGGGACAGCCCACCAGCAGACACAGGGCACCCTGGTGAGGACTACCAGTGCCGCTGTGTGGCTATCCCCATCCTGCCTGAAGGGGCTTGACAGGGTGGACAATTTGATGTCCAGCATTTAGCTTTTTACATGAGGGGGTTAGGAATGTTCCTGCAAGACAGACATGCACTCACAGATAGGAAGCGCACTGCAGAGGGTTTCCTGCTGGTGCCTGCCACCATTGCGCGCACTGGCATCCAGGACTACTACGCCCATGAGTTGGGTGTGGATGATGCTGACCCCTTCAAACGCATCAAGGTGTTTCGACCTGCAGGGGACACCTTTGCTGATGCCTCCATGCAGAGCTTCGCCAATGTGCCTGTGACCCTGGGTCACCCAGCTGGCATGAGAGTCCATGCTGACAATGCCAAGGAAGTCACTGTGGGATTCAGCCAAGCCCCAGTGAGGCGCGAGGGTGAGCACCTGGTGGTGGACCTCCTGGTGACTGATGCAGCTGCCATTGCTGCCATTGAAGCTGGCACTGTCCAGGTGTCCAATGGCTACATGGCTGATATTGACTTCGCTCCTGGCATGCATGGTGATGAGCACTTTGATGCAGTCCAGAGGAACATCCTCGGCAATCACATTGCCTTGGTTGAAAAAGCAAGATGTGGCCCCTCATGCAGACTGGCTGATGGGGAAAACCAAACAGAGGAGAAAGACATGAAAGAGTTGATCATTGACAAGGTGACCTTTGAAGCCAGTGAGCAGGTTGTGCAAGCTGTCGGCAAGCTCACTGCCAAGCTGGGTGACATGGAACTGGAAGTGCAGGGGCACAAGGAAGATGCCCTGACTGCTGCTGCAGCTCACACTGATGAAGTGGCTGCCCTCAACCAGAAGGTTGCTGATGCAGAGGCCAAGGCACCCACTCCTGAGCAGCTGGATGAGCTGGTTGCCAAGCGCACTGCAGTGGTTGATGCCGCTACCAAGCTGGTGCCCACCTACAAGGTGGAGAGCAAAGACTGTGAGACCATCCGGCGCGAGATTGTGGCAGACAAGTGCCCTGAGCTGGACCTCACCAACCTCAGTGTGGATTATATCCGCGCTCGGTTCGACAGCTTGGCCAGTGACCCCAGCACCCCCATCACTGATGCCTCCAAGAGTGGTGTGAACACTGCCATCGGCAAGGCCTTTGCTGATGCAGGTGATGGTGACAAGGATGAGATGGCTGAGGCTCGGGCGAACCGGACCAAGCGCGCAGCCAACTAGATTTTTATAAGTTGGTCAGGTAGGCCAACACCACCTGGGCAATGCGCCCAACATTAAGAAGGAGAGCCAAAAGATGTCTGTGCAGACAAGCTATGAGCAGAACATCAGCAATGCCCTACCTGGCCAAATTGCTGATGTCCACCCCCATGAGACTGTCTCCCGCGCAGCTGAGGGCGCAGTTGCCTTTGGCTACGGTGTGGAGCGTGGCACTGATGCCGACAAGCAGTGTGAGGTAGGTGCCTCCACTGCAGCAAAGTTCTTGGGGATCGCAGTGCGCGACCTTGGGCGTGAAGGTGTCATCTTCACTGGTGACCTCACTGGCTACGCTGATGAGGAGACTGTGGCTGTGATGCGCGAGGGTTACATCTACTGCACCATCCCCACTGGTGGCAGCCCTGGTGACCCCATCAATGTCCATGACACCACTGGTGTGATTGATGCTGGTGCCCCTGCCAGTGGTGAGCATGCCCTCACTGGTGCCACCCTGGAGGCCACTACTGCAGCAGGAGCTGTGGGCTTGGTTCGCCTGGATGGTCTCACCCTTGGAGCAGCTGGATAGCTGCAGCCCTTAGGGGTGGAAAGGTAAGAAAACATGAAAGCTCTAAACCGCCAAATGATTCAGGATGCCATTGGTGCCACACAGTTTGCTGTTGTGGATGCCGATGGTGCAGTGTTCTTTGCTCGCCAGCTGGAGCATGTGTTGGCACGTAGCATCGATGTTGTATATGCAGACCTGGTTGCCCGTGACCTGTTCCCTGTGAACAGTGAGGCTGGGCCTGGTGCAACGTCGATCACTTACCAGGTGTTTGACAAGCTGGGTATGGCAAAGATCATCACTGCCTATGCTCAGGACCTTCCTCGGGCCGACATCTCGGGCAAGGAAGTCAACCAGAAGATTCGCTCTGTGGGTATCAGCTATGGCTGGAACCGAGATGAGATTGAGCATGCTCGATTCTCTGGCACTCCGATTGACACCAAGCGCAGTGATGCGGCGCGGCGTGCGACGGCTGAAACGGAAGAGGAGATTGCATGGGGTGGTGATGCGGCCAGTGGTCTTGTGGGCCTCCTGTCCAACCCCAACATCCCCAACACCAACACCACTGCTGGCAGTGTGTGGACCGCTGCAACTCCTGCAGAGATCCTGGCTGACATCAACAACACCTTCACCACCATGCATGCCGACACTCTGATGAAGGAGCAGGCTGACACCCTTCTTCTTCCTGTGGCTCAGTACAACTACATTGCCACCACTCCCCGGAGTGACCAGAGTGACATGAGCATCCTGTCTTGGCTTGTGGCCAACAGCCCCTTCTTGGGGAGCACTGCCAATGTGGTGCCCGTCAACCGGCTCAACAATGGTGGTGTGGGCGCTGGTGATGGTGCCGACATGTTCATCATCTACAAGAAGGACCCCATGAAGTTGGAGTTGCACATCCCTCAGGAGTTGGAGTTCTTCCCACCCCAGGAGCGAGGGCTGGAGCTTGTGGTGCCTGGTCGCTCGCGCATTGCTGGCACCATCGTGTACTACCCACTGAGTGTGGCTTTCACTTACGGCATCTAGTCGCCAGTGTGAGCATCTTGGGCACCCTCACAGAGTTTGTGGGGGTGCCTATGTACCAACCAAACCAACTGACCAACATGAGAGGCAAGGGACATGACCAAGACAACTGTAGTGACACTGACCAACGAAAGTGAGCGCCTGGAGAGTATTGTGGTTCGCACCGAGCCCATCACCCTGACCAAAGATGCCAGAGGCAATGACCTCCCTGACCCCCGATACCTGGCCAAGGGCATGACCCGATTGAAGCTGGTGCCAGGTGTGCCCCAAGATGTTCCTGCTGAGCTGTGGGATTTCATCCTCAATGATGACAGTGGCCGAAATGATGCAGTGCAGATTGGCATTGACACCATGCTCAATGCCAAGCCCCCCATCCTCACTGTGAGCGAGCCCCACGAGGTGGAGGGTGAAGTGGTTGCCGAGAACGCTCAGCCCCAGCCTGCTCAGGCCAAGTTGCCCCCTCGGTTGCGTGGCAAGAAGAAGGCTGCCAAGAAAGCTGCCAAGAAGAAGGCAACCCGCAAGAAGGCACCCAAGCCTGCTGCATCCACCAACACCTCCAGTGATGGTTCACTGGGTGAGCTTGAGTAGAGGAGGCTGAGCTGTGGCCATCGACATTGCAGACTTCAAAACGCGCTACCCAGAGTTCGACCCTGTTGCTGATCCAGTCATCCAGCTTGCCCTGGATGACTCTGAGATGGATGTGGTTGTGGCCAAGGTGGGTGATTACTATGAGCGTGTTGTGTTTGCACTGGCAGCCCACAGACTAGCCTTGCAGCCTGGTGTGGCTGCTGTGGGAGGCCCCTCTGGTGGGGGCCTCCTTGCTTCCAAGTCTGTGGGGGATGTGAGTGCCTCCTATGTCACACCCTCAGACCTCACCACCAGCACCTACCAGCTCAACAGCACAATTTATGGCAGGACCTATCTGGAACTGCTTGCAAGGGGCATGGGCTCAGGCACCATGGCCACTGGCAACTACAGTGGCTAAGACTGGAACCAAAACCAAGGTCAAGAAGCGGCCCAACAGTGGTGAGCTGGAGAAGCTGCTGAAGAGAGCCAGCAAGGTGGCCAAGGGCATGAACAGAGTGCAGGTGGGTCTTCCCTCTGGTGCCAATGCCTACCCTGATGGCACCTCAGTCATCATGGTGGGGGCGACACATGAGTTCGGAGTCCCAGAGAGTGGCATTCCTGAAAGGTCCTTCCTTCGCTCCACTGTGAGAGTGGGTAGGAAAAAGTATAAGGCTTTCTGGAGAAGCTTCGGCGCAGCTGTAGCCAAGGGGGATGAGACCCCTGAGAGTGTGCTCAACAAGCTGGGCCTCCTGGTGGCTGGTGATGTCCAGCTCACAATCACCCAGATGCAGAGCCCACCCAACACTGCTGCCACCATCAAGCGGAAGGGCTCAAGTAGCCCACTGGAGGATGATGGCCACCTCAAGCAGTCCATCACCCATGAGGTCACGAAAAGCTGATGACTATTGATGTTTCTGATGTAGTGGACAGCATTGAGTTCACCCAGGCTGTGACAGTCAACAGGGTGGCCCCAGGCTCCTATGTTGATGGCCTGTGGGTTGATGGGGCAAACTCAGCAACAGCCATCTCAGCAGCAGTGCAGCCTCTCTCAGACAGAGACAGGCAGGCATTGCCAGAAGGCATCAGGACCATGGAGCTGCTGAAGCTCTACACCACCTTTCAGCTCAGGACTGCAGATGAGAAGGCTGGCCTGAGTGCAGATGACATTGTGTTCCAGGGGGATACCTACAAGGTGGTCGCACTCACCAACTGGACCTCCAATGGGTATGTCAGAGCATATGTGGAGAGACTCAAATGAGCTTGCTGGAGGAGCCAGTCAACAAGGCAGTCAGAGACCTCATCACTGCCATCGTCAACCCGGTCTTCCCCCTCACTTCCATCAAGGCTGATCAACCTGGGACCAGGCCAGCTGGGATGTACTCCACAGTGAAGACCATGACCACCATCAACCCAGGCTGGGATCAGGCTGTGAGGGTGGACTCTGGTGCAGAGGATGTGGAGAGCACACTGGAGGGGCTCAGATATATTGGGCTGTCCATCAACTTTTTCAGGGGCTCCTCCAGGGATGCCGCTGTGTTGTTTCAGCAGGGCATACAAAGGCACATCACCTCCCAGACCTTGTGGGGCTTGGGCCTGGGTCTGCTGTCCTGGACAGAGGTGAGGGACCTCACTGCCCTGGTGGATGCGGCGCAAGAGTCCAGGTCTCAGCTAGACTTGGTTCTGAATGCAGTGTCCACTGACCAGGAAATCATTGAGGCCATTTTGACCTCTGACATTGTTGGAACATATGACAACCAGGCCAAGCAGTATGACTTGACCACAGAAGTGAGGAATACACCATGACCCTGCCAGTTAGTTCCATCGTCAATGTGCAGATCAGTGTTGCACCCCAGTTCCCCTCCAGGCTGGGGTTTGGTACTGCACTGCTCATCACAACCAACCCCACCGAGATCACCAAGGCAGAGCGGTTGCGATTCTATGCCAGCCTGTCTGCTGTTGGGGATGACTTCGCTGTATCGACTGAGGCCTATGCAGCAGCCCTGGTTTACTTCTCTCAGAACCCTCACCCCCAGCTCCTTGCCATTGGTGGGTGGTTCAACACCAGTACCCCTGGTGAGATCCTGAGTGGGGTTGGGCCTCTCACTGTGATTGCCACCTGGCAAGCTATCACCGATGGTGAGTTCACCCTCAGCATTGATGGAGATGAGGAAGACATCCTCGCCATGGACTTCAGTGGTGATGCTGACCTGGATGCTGTGGCTGCCACCATTGAGGCAGAGCTGCAGGCCATTGCTACTGGTGGATATGTTGCAGCCACCTGTGTGTGGGAGGCCACTGTTGGCAAGTTCATCATCACCAGTGGCACCACTGGTGCCAGTTCCACCATGTCTCTGCTGGAGGTTGTTGATGGTGGAAGTGGCACTGACATCAGTGAGCACCTGGCCATGACCTCTTCCAACTCTGGTGTGGAGCTGCAGCAAGGGTCCACAGCTGAGCTGATTGAGGCTGCCTTGGATGATGCGCGCAACACATCCAATGAGTGGTATGGGTTGGTATTCACCAGAGAGATTAGGGACAACACTGTGGTGGAAGACACTGCTGACTGGGTTGAGGCCAACTCCAAGGTCTTTGCCACCTGCAGCAATGATGCCACTGCACTGACCACTGGCACCACTGACATTGCCTACTACATCCAAAACAACAGCCTACGCCGATCCATGGCAGTCTATTCGTCTGTTGTGGATGAGTACCCTGATGTGAGTGCACTGAGCAGAGCCTTTGTGGTGAACTTCTCTGCACCCAACTCCACCCTCACCCTGAAGTTCAAGCAGCTGCCCACTGTGGCCTCTGAGAAGCTCACCTCCACTGAGAAGCTCAACTTGGACAACAAGAATGGGAATGCTTACATCGATGTGGGGGGCAACCCCATGTTTGCTGAAGGCACCATGGGTGATGGCACTTACTTTGATGAGGTCCATGGTGTGGACTGGTTGCAGAATGCCATTGAGAACAATGTCTTTGGCTACCTCTACACCAGGACCACCAAGGTGCCCCTCACTGATGCAGGTGGTGCTTCCATTGAGCAACAGGTCATCAAGGCTCTCAATGAGGGTGTGGTCAATGGGCTCATTGCTCCTGGCACCACCATTGATGGGACCTACCTGCCTTTGGGGTATGCCACCCTGGTCCAGCCTGTTGCACTGATGAGTGCTGCTGCAAAGGCCAACCGAGAAGCACCTAACATTTCATTCACTGCCCTCCTAGCTGGGGCAATTCACAGTGCTGAGATCAACGGCACTGTAGAGCGATAGGAGGAGGACAGTCATGCAGTCTTACAGTTTCAAGGATGTGTCAGTGCTGATTGATGGGGTGGAGATCAGGGGCTTTGCTGAGGGTGATGATGTCATCCAGGTGAAGCGCCGCAACCCATCCCACCTGGACAGTGTGGGGGCTGATGGTGAGATGGTCTTGGCCATCAGTGCTGACCTCAGTGGTGAGTTTCTGTTCAAGCTCCAGCAGACCAGCAACTCCAATGCCTTCCTCTCTGCCTTGGTGGCTGCCTCTGAGAGTGGGGCCAATGTCCCTCTGGCTGTGGTGGTCAAGGACAACAGAGGCAATGACCTCCATGTTGGAGTCAACAGCTACATCACCAAACCTGCTGATGACCAACGGGGCACCAACCCCAATGAACGTGAATGGCTCCTGGTGGCTGAGCGTTTGGACATGATCAGCCTGGGGACCTAACAGTGCAGCCACACTGGCCTGGGCTCCCGTGAGCCTGGAGAGTGACCCTTGCCCACTCATGCCAGTGTGGCTCTTTTCGGCAAGGTGCGAGGCAAGGAGATAGAAAATGAGCTGCAAGGACTTCAAGACCAACATCGATGATGCCGAGGGGAAGGCCCATGAGTATTGGCTGCACCAGATGCCACCCAGTGAAGCCCTCCCCCTCAAGTACAAGCTGGTGAAGCTCCTGGGTGGGGCCATGACAACCCTGCTGGGTGAGGTGGACCTGACAGCCCTGAAGACAGACAAGAGTGCAGCACTGCCTGCCTTGGGGCTTGCAGTGCAAAGCCTGTTCACTGAGGCTGAGCCCATGGATGCCTTCAACCTGGTCAAGGAGATACTCAGCCATGCCAAGCGTGATGGGGCTGACATCAACCTGGATCATGCATATGGAGACAACTACCTGGAGATGTACCAGGCAGTGGGTTGGATTCTCAGGAGCAACTATGGAAGTTTTTTAGCCGGACTCGGCCAGCTGGGAGGCCTCAGAAAGGTGGTTCCAGTGGAGTGAAGCTGGACCAGGTTGCACCCAACCTGGACATGATGCTGTGGAGGCCAGTGTTGACTGAGCCCCCACTGTGCTCCTTCAGGGAGCTGTGTGATGGAACCTACTCTCTGGATGACCTTTATGACTTCCATGAGGCACTAGACCTCAAGGACCATCTGAAGAAGGAGTTGCAAGATGGCCACAGTGCTTGAAAGCCTATTGGTTGAACTTGGGTATGAGTTTGATGATGCAAGCATCAAAAAATTCCAAGAAGGTACCCAAAATGCAGAGAGGTGGGCCAACAGGCTAGTCACTGCATCCCTTGCAGCTGCAGCAGCCATCACTGCTGCCTATGGTGCCACCCTCAAGAGTGCCGATGACCTGGGCAAGCAAGCCAGGACCATAGACATTGACCCTGCCAAGCTGCTTGCCTGGAAACAGGCAGCAGCTGAGGTGGTGGGGTCCTCTGATGGTTTGGTCTCTGCCTTCTCCAGCATCCAACAGAAGCTGGGTGAATATGAGAAGGGCTCTGAGTCTGCAGCTGCAGCCTTTGAGCGTTTGGGTGTGTCTCCCAAGGATGCTGTGGGCAACCTCAGGAAGGTTGATGCTGTCCTGTTGGATGTGGCAACCAGCCTGGGCAAGTTGAAGGACAGAGCCACCAGGCAGGCCTTTGCCTCTGAGCTGGGTATCCCACCTGAGGTGGTGGCCCTCCTGGAGAGGGGCAGGGGTGGCATCCTCAAGCTGGTGGACGCCCATGCTGACCTCCTGGACATCAACAAGGGACAGATTGAAGCTGCTGAGCTGCTGATTGACCAACTGGGCAGGCTGCAGTCAGCTACCCATGGCCTGGCCATCAGGGGCATGGCTGAGTTGGCTCCTGCCATCGGGGATGTGGTGGAGCAGATCACAGCCTGGGTGAGCACTGATGGTGATGAGTTCATGGAGAACCTAGCTGGCCACACTGACACCCTGGTGACTGCACTAAAGATCCTGGCAGGTATGCTCATTGCTATCAAAGCCATCGCCTTCGCAGGCTTCTTGCTAACCTTGAAAGCCACTATAATTGATTTAGCTGCACCACTTGTTGCTGTGTTGGCCACCTTAGGACCCATAGGGTGGGCCCTGTTAGCTGCAGCAGCTGCCATTGGTGTCATGGTTGCATACAAGGATGAGCTGATGGAGCTGTGGGACATCCTGGCCAAGTTCACTGGTGACTTCCTATCAGGCACCGGGGACAAGATCAGTGGCTTTCTTCATGGAGAAGATGGGGAGGATGGTGTCTTGGACAAGGTGGGTGACTTCTTCACCTTTGGTGGTGGGCCACAGCTGGCCACTGCAGGACCTGGTGGTGGGTTGGGGCTTGACTCACAGGCATCATTCTCACAAAGGTCAGCCCCTGGAGGCCACAGGGGCACAACCATTGAACAGGTGAACATCAGTGTGAATGCCCCCAATGCCCAGGAAGCTGCCAGGGCCATTGAAGGGAAAATCAATGAGCTTTCCTCTGATGGCATTGACCAGCTAAGATCACCTGAGGAGGGATGAAGTGGCCGTTAATGGACTATTCATTAGGACAGCCAAATCCATAGGCACCCTGCAGCTGGATGCTGTGCTCAGAGAGAATCATGTGTCCTCTGTCAGCAAGACCATGCACCCCATCGAGTTTGGTGCTGACTTCACAGACCATGTGTTCATCCAACCCCACAAGTACATCATGGAGGGGGTGGTGAGTGACACCCCCATGGGCTTTGCTGCTCTGGGCCAGATAGCCACCAACACCTTGGCACAGACCCTCAGCCCCATTGCCTCTGCTCTAGGCATTGACTTGAGTGCTGTGTCCACCCGATCACAGGAAGCTTTTGCCGAGTTGATCAAACTCCAGCAGCTCAGAGAACCTATTGAGGTGCAGACCAAATTGGTGTTGCTTCAGTCCATGATCATTGATGAGCTGGTTGTCACCCAGGACAAGGACACCAGCAGAGCCCTGTTTTTCAAAGCCACCATGAGCCAGGTTTTTGTGGTGGACACCTCCCCTGTGGTGACTTCAGACAACTTGGAGCCTGGGGATATAGCTGCCCAAGGGGCTTCAGTCATCTCCAGGGGTTTGAAGCAAGCCAAGGAGCTTGCAGTGGGTAGTGTCACTGCCATGAAGTCCACCATCGGTGCCTGGGTAGAACTGGAGTTGAATGATGCTGTATGAGATCCAAGTGACTTCAGAGCCCAGCACCCTCAGCACAATCCTGAATGACCACACCCTGGAATTTAGGGTCACATGGAATACCAGGTATGAATATTGGACCCTGGACATCAGTGAGGAGGGTGTGGTGCTGGTCAGGGGTCTGCCTCTCTTGCTGGGTGGCAACATCATCAAGCAGCACAACCTCCCCATTGCAGGGCTGTTTGTGTTTGATAGTGACAGGACCAACGTGGATGCTGGGCAGTTTGATCTGGGCACCAGGGTCTTGCTCATAGCAGTGGAGGACCAGGTGGACTTCGCTGAGCTGCAGGAGGCAGTGTGAGACTCTTTGGCAGAGGCTTCTTGCTGGAGATCGGGGATGACCTGAGAATCGAGGAGCAGTTTGCCCCAGGTGGCAGTGCCCCCAACACTTCTCTCAGGGTTGTCTTTGATGTGGTGAAGGGCACTGGAGGCTACTGGACCAGAGGCAGGTTTGACATTTACAACATGTCCTTGGGCAGCCAAGAGATCATCCAGGAGTTCATTGGTAGGGAAGGCACCCACACCATCACCTTCAGTGTTGGGTATGGTGGAGCCCTGGAACAGCTCATCAGAGCTGAGCTGCGCAACCAGACACATGTCACCCAGGGCAATGACACTATCACCACCCTGCATGTGAGTGATGGGCTGCTCAACTTCACAGATGGGTACTTCAGCCAGGGCTTCAGCCAGGGCACCAAGCTCAACACCATCATCAACAGCATCGCTGCAAGCATGGGATTGGTGGTGGGTGCCTTTGTTGGCCTGGAGGATGCTGCAGTCAGGCTCAGGCACCTTGCTCTGATGGGCAAGAGCATTGATGTGCTGAGGCAGTTGGGTGATGACTATGGATTCACCTGGCACATTGTGGGGAGCACCCTGGAGGTGGTTGCTTTTGGCTCCATCATTGAGGATGTGGTTGTTGCCCTATCCCCCGCCACTGGCATGATTGGTAGCCCCTCAGTCACTGAGCATGGAGTGATTGTCAAGAGTCTGCTCAACCCACAGATTGCCCCAGGCAGGAAGATCACAGTGGAGTCCAGGGCACCTGTATTCAGGCTGGCCAATCTGGGGGTGCAAACCAGGACCTTGCCCAACATCGCCAACGGGGACTATAAAGTGAACAAGGTGGTCCACACTGGGGACACCAGAGGGAATGAGTGGTACAGCACAGTGACTGCTATCGACAGCAGGCAACTGGGTGCATTGATTGGGGACATAGCAAGTGGCTGAGGAACAAAACAAGACAACCACACTGCTTAACTTGGTGCGCACTGCTGTGCATGAAGATAGGAAGAGGTTGCACACCTCACTCCCTGGCATCATTGAGTCCTATGACAAGAAGACACAGACAGCCAGTGTGAGGGCTGCCCTAAAAAGGATCGTGCGCGACAAAGGCACAGCCAACACCACAGAGGTTGAAATACCTTTGCTGGTCTCTGTGCCTGTCATGTTCCCCAGAGCTGGTGGGTTTGCACTCACCTTCCCTGTTGCTGCTGGTGATGAGTGCCTGTTGTTGTTTGCTGAGAGGTCACTGGATACCTGGATTCACCTGGGGAAGGAGCGCGCACCCAATGACATCAGGTTCCATGACCTCAGTGACGCTGTGGCCATCATGGGCTCTACCTCACAGCCAGGCAGCTTGAGTGGTCACAGTGGTGTGAATGTGAGACTGGCCAAGGATGATGGCACTGCCTTTGTTGAGGTGTCCCCTGATGGTGATGTGTTCATGCACAACGGCTTTGGGGATGTGAAGCTGAATGATGATGGACAGATTGAACTGTCCAATAGCAATGCCACTACACTGCTGAATGTGAATGGCTCCATGTCCATGGTCAACGCTGCAGGTGGCTCAATTGCCATCTCAGCAGCAGGTGTGGTGACCATCAATGGGGTAGTCATTGATCTGTCTGGGAACATCACCACAGCAGGGAACATTGGCACCACTGCAGGTGACTTGTCTGCCCCTGGTGTCCAGCCCTACAGCACACACACTCACCCTGCAGGCACACCCCCTGGTGACACTGGGGCCACTAACTAGGAGAAGATCATGCAGAGCTTTGCATTGGACAGCAACATGGACCTCACATTCAGTGACAATGGCTTTGCCTTGATCACTGAATCAGAGGAGGTGGCCCAGAACATCACCACCCTCCTCCAGTTCTTCCTGAGGGAGTATTTCCTGGACACCTCACTTGGGGTGCCTTACTTGGAAAAGGTGTTCACCAAGCCCATAGACATGGGCAACATAGAAAGTGCACTCAAGACAGCCATACTGACAGCTGATGGTGTGGACCAGCTGACCACATTCAACACTATCATTGACAGACAAACCAGGAAACTGGTTGTCACTTTTGAAGTCACCACAATCTTTGGTGACACTGTAGGAGGATCGGCAAGTGTCTGATGTTTATGGAGTCACACCAGAAGGGTTCAACCGTAAGCGGTTGGACACCATCCTGGAAGACCTCACTGCTGCCTTCAAGACAGCCTTTGGTGACAACTTCAACACTGACCCACAGAGCCCGATGGGGCAGTGGTTAGCATCCTTGGCTGAGTCCTATGCCTTGCTGTGGGAAGTGGGTGAGGCCACTCACACTCAGTTCATTCCCTCCAAGGCTGTGGGTGCCTTCCTGTCTGACTTGGTGGCCCTCAATGGTATCCAGAGAAGGGAGGGAACACACAGCACTGTGACCCTCACCCTGACCGGCTCTGAGGCTACCTTCATCCCTGCTGGCAGCCAAGTGGCCACCAGTGACACCAATGACATCTTTGAGACCTTGGTGGATGCCACCATCCCTGTGGGCCTGACCATTGATGTAGATGCCCAGGCTGTTGTGGTTGGCCCCATCAGTGCAGCCACCTCAACCATCACAGAGATTGTGAGCCCACTCACTGGATGGAGTGAGTCAACCAATGCTTCAGCTGCAGTGGAGGGGGATGCTGAAGAGTCCGATGCTGAGCTGAGATCCAGAAGAGAAGTATCAACAGCTAGGCCTGCCCTGTCCGTGCTGGACGGCATCCTGCATGAGGTGCTCAACACCACTGATGTCACTGATGCGAAAATCTACAACAATGACACAGGCAGTGCAGATGGGGATGGTGTGCCTGCCCATGCCTTTGAAACAGTGGTGAGGGGTGGTGATGGCCAGGACATTGCTGACTCTATATTCCTAAAGAAGCCAGTGGGCATTGAAGCTCATGGGGATGATGTGGAGGCTGTGGAAGACACCCAAGGCACCAGCCATGTCATCAAGTACACAGAAGCCACTGAGGTGGACATCTACATCATAGTGAACACAGTGACCACTGTAGGCTATCCCACTGATGGGGATGACCAGATCAAGCAGGCTATCCTGGACTATGCTGCTGGCCTGCTGGTGGAAGAGGTGTCCATAAAGATTGGGGAGAGTGTAAACCACTCTGACCTGTTCACACCAGTCAACACCATCCTGGGCCACAATGTCACCAGTCTAAAGCTGGGCACCTCCCCTGCCCCTGCTGGTGAGGCTGACCTTGCCATTGCTTTCAATGCAGTTGCCAACTTTGAATTGGCCAACATAGTGGTGAACAGCTGATGGCTGCCTACCCTCACCAGGACATACCAGGCAACCGCTTTGTCACTCAGTACAGAGAAGCCCCCAACCTGGAGTTGGCTGCAGAGACCTCTTTGCTGGGGGCTGTTGATGCTGAGGCTATGTTCCAGGAGCTACTTGCAGAGAGAAGCCTGGAGACTGCTGTTGGGTACAACTTGGATGTCATCGGGTGGATTGTGGGTACCTTCAGGTTTGTGGATAAAGCAATAGTCATCCCCTACTTTGGTTTTGATGGTGCTATTGGGGCCCAGACTTTTGGGGAGGTGGGGACACCTGCCACAGGTGGGGATTTTAAGTCACTGAATCAGCCCAACTTCTTGGGAGGTGAGCTGGATGATGCTGGCCTGAGGAAGTTGATCAAGGCCCGCATTTTGCGCAACAACACAGAAGGCACCATTGAAGACCTGCTCACTGTGTTACTTGCAACGGTGGACAATGCAGCCCCTGTCACCGTTACTGAGACCTACCCTGCTGAGGTGGGCATCACTTTCACAGATACTCTGTCAGATGCAGACAAGGTGATGCTGACAGACACAGACATGCTTCCCATTCCGGCAGGGGTCACAGTGACTTTTGCAGATGCTGGTGGGCCATTCAGTTAGAGGAGAAAGACAATGGCAGACGAAAGATTCCCCACCTGGGCCACTGACACCACTGGGGCTGATGGCACCACCAAGATTGACCCTGGTGCACCCAGCCAGGCTGAAGGGTGGCTCATTGAGCACCCACCTTTTGAACACATGAACTGGATTCTGAACCTACTGGGGGTGTGGCTTGGGAGGGCTGTGAAGCAGGTGCACATCGCCACAGGCACTCAGGTTGAGCATGCCAGTGCCAACATCCCTACTGGCATGATTTCTGTCGGTGACATCATAACTCTGCCCAACACCTTCACAGGTGATGATGGAAAGTTTGTTGAGTTCTGGCCTGGGGACCAGTTTGATGAGAGGTGGGTGAGCTACAAGCCTGTGTTGACCCCAGGTGCTGGTGGAGATTTCACGGCCACTGTGAATGAGGTGGCCACCCTCATTATGAATCTGCACTCCCCTGTGAGGCTTGTGCTGGATGAGACAGCACAGAACTGGATTTTGTATAGCCTTGATGGGCTGGGTGACCCTGCCACTGGTGAGCTGGGTATGTCCGATGCTTTCCCACAAGGGCAGTACCTCAGGACTGATGGCACCAATGAGATGACCAACACCCTGACTGTGCCCACAGATGCTGGTATTGAGTTTGAACACGCTGGTGGGAAGTTGATGCTCAACCACCGCAGTAGTGACGATAGGGTTGAGGTGGGCAATGCAGGGAAGAAGCTGGCCTTGCTGGGCCTCACTGATGATCTGCGCTTTGAAGTAGGTGGCACTCCCACAGTGCGCAGAGTTTTCCACACTGGTGATGCACCCACCATCATGGATCTGAACAGCAGGGTGCTGGACAACAATGCAGCTATCCAGGGCAAGTTGTCTGGGGGTGCCACTCGGAGCATTGCTTTCATCACTGCAGGTGATGTCTTCATCTGTGGTGATGAGAACCTTGGGGCTGAATACAGAGGCCACAACATAGACATGGAGATTGACCCCACCCAAGTCTTCAGGGTCAAAACTGATGGTGCGGGTGTCCTCTTCAGTGCTTACCTGGAGGGGTCCTTGGGTGCTGTTGCCACAGACATCATCATTGCTGGTCAGGAGTCCATGGTGGGCAACCTCCCTGGCAACAGTTCCCAGCGTGCAGGCATGGGTGACAACAACCTCAGCAACTACTCCTTCAGTGGAAGGTCCACTGGTGCTGGCTCCCAGGTGGATGCAGTGGGCCACTACATCAGGAGAGCTGTTGCTGTCTCCAGTGAGGATGCTTACTACTATGAGAACTTTGGCAACAGTGCTCTCTTTCGTGTGGACTATGAGGGCAATGTCTATGGCACTTCCTGGACCACCCTCTCAGACAGGAAGCTCAAGCAAGACATTTACTCACTGGCTGTCACTGATGCTGTGGCCAAGCTCATGCAGCTCAAGCCTGTTTGCTACCGGCTCAAGGCTGAAGTGTTGTCTGATGCTGGTGCCCAGGAGCACCTGGGATTCATTGCCCAAGAGGTTCAAGAGGTGCTGCCCAATCTGGTGCATGAAGTCACCAAGGAGGGTGATGAGCAGACCACCCTGGGCATCCGACAGGAGGAGCTGATTGCACTGCTGGTGGAAACTGTGCAGCAACAGCAACAGCAGATTGAAACCCTGACTACCAGAGTGAATGCTCTGGATGCTATGGTCACCCCATGATCATGGTGGCAAGGTGGATGACTGAGAATGCATCTGGAGGGATGTCACCAATGGATAGACTCCTTGGCTGGGTCACTGGTTTCCTTGGCATAGGTGTTGGGGTGAAGGAGAATGTGACCATGTTGCTGTGTGCATCAGCCCTGCTGATTTTCTATCGGGTGATTGTGGAGACACCCAAGGTGCTGGATGCAGTGGTGGACTTGAGGAGCCGCTGGAAGGCCAGGAAGCTGAGTGGCAGCCCTGCACCTGGGGATGATGACCAGTGACCAGGCTGGAGCTGTTCAGAGCTTACCTACACCCAACTAGAGGAGTCTTTGGTGTGCTCACTGGCCTGGGGCTCCACCAGGGGCTCCAGCTGGTCACAGTGGAAAAGTCCTGGAGGGGCAACCAGCCCTTCATCAGCTGTGTCCCTGATGGGCTCTATGCTCTTGTGAGACACAACGGAACCAAGTACCAGGACACTTGGGTCCTCTCTGGGGGCTCTGTGGCTCCTGTGCCCACTCCAGGCTTTCAGAGGAGCACCTGTGCCTTCCATGTGGGGAACAGGGAAAGGAATGTCACTGGGTGCATTGCACCTGGGGTGTGGTTCGCTGGAGCAACTGACCAGGACAGGGCAGTGAGATCCAGTGAGATTGCAATGGGGCTCCTAAGAGATGCCTTGGATGGAATTGAGGGTGAGCTGGAGCTGCAAATCAGCTCACCAGGGGCTGGGTTGAGGTTTGAACCCCCTGTCATGCCACCCCCGCTGTGATGATACAGACCTGACAACAAAGAGGGCTCCTGAGTCATCCTCAGGAGCCCACACTTTTGTGCTCAGCCCTACTGAGGCACACCTCGGACAGCAAGGTCAACCTGCATACAACAGGCAGCAGCCACCAGGAAAACAATCAGCACTAGTATCCAGTCAACTTTCTTCCACATCCTGGGCTCCCTTCATCTGATCTCTCACCAGGGCATAGTCCTCACCCTGGATACCCATGAGAGCCATGTGGGCTTGCACTTCAATGAGCCAGTGAAGCTGGCTCTTGGGGGCTATGCCAAGGTCCTCATATTTGCCCTCCTCGCACAGCCCCATGTACTCATCTATCTCACCACTCAGGTTGCCCAACAGGAGGTAGAGCCACCTGGGGTAGAGGGCAGTGGATAGCTTGTCGGGTTTAAAGAGTTTGCTGAGGGGCAGCCCCCACTGAGCTGCATGGAAACGGCTATGCCCAACCACCTCCCTGCCAACTTCCTCACCAAAGTCTCCAGCCCACTCCATCCACCAGGTAGCCACCTTGCTGGGATGACTCTCCCCCTCCAGCCCATCCATGTTGGGGCAACCCCAATAACCTAAGTCGTGAGTGATGATGGCAGCCCACTCCACTATGTCAGGCCACTCCTTGTAGAGAATCCTCCAGGCCCAAACTACAAAGAGTGGGTGTAAGATAAACTGGTGCACACCAAACAGCACAGACTTCGTTCCAACCTTCATCACTCCAGCCCTCCTGATTCATATTTCTTGACCAGCCACTTATACATCCTCGCCACCACTTCCTCTCTGCCCCTGGAGAACCTGGCCACAGGCCTAGGGGCTACCATGTTGTAAGCCATGAGGAGACCATGGGTGGTGTCTAAGTGCACCAGGGCATCCACCAGGTCCTCCTCTGTCCTGATCTCCACAGCATCCAGCCCAGGCTGGGTGATGACCATGTTGAAGGTGTCCAGGTGGAACACTGGTGCCCTACTCATGGCCAAGCTCCTGGGCAAGTTCGCGCAGTCTTTCCTTGCCAGCATTCTCCTGGCTCACAACTGCATCCCACTCAGGCTGGTCAATCAGCCCTTCGGCATTGGTCTTGATCAGCTCAGAGATGGCAGAGGGCTCCAAGGCATCCAGCTCCCAACAGCTGTGGCCAAACTCTTCAATGTATCCATCACTTCGGGTGTCAGTGAGCTTGGTGGGGTTGGGTGGTGGGTCATACTCTTCCACCTGGTCCATGTTGAGGGCCAACCGGCGCACATCCACATTGTGCTGTGCAAATATGCTGAGTCTGCTTTGGTTGTCTCTGGTCATGTCGATGCCCGAGGGGTCATGGTCACCCAGGTGGAGCACCACTGGTATCTGACCATTCAGCCTGGCAGCCCTGAACCTTCTGCCAGCAGTCCACTGCTCTGATTGGCTCATGTATCCTCTGCAGGCCATGAAAGGCAGATCAAGGTCATTGCACACACCTTCGATGACACCCACCAATGCATCTTTTTCAATCCACACTTCTGGTCTGTATTTCTGATTCTCCCACCTGTTCATGTGGAAGCTCTTGACACAGGCATCCACAATCTCTGCAGGGTCTGCCCAACTGCTCCTGGACCTGACCCACCTGCCTCTGTCCTCAATGGCTGACCAGTCCACCAGGCCAGCCATCCTGGCATCATTGATGACCCTGCCCAGCTTCTTATACATCTTGTCATTGTTGGGGATGAGGTCCCTGGACACAAACTGATAGTAAAGCTGTCTCAGGGTGAGGGTGAACCCTTGCTGGGCATACTCCTCAATGATGATGTTGGCATGGTTGATCAGGTCCATGGTGGCTGCTCTGAACCGTTTGCCTTCATATTGGATGAGGGGCATGGCTGTGTGTCTCCTTCAGTTGGAAGTGATGAGAGGGGCTCCAGACCAGGAGCCCCTCAGGTTGACCTGTTAGCTGTCCAGGAAGCATTGCCCCCTGGCCTGCTCATGCTTGATCATTGCATCAGCAGCACACAGGAAGGGGCTGCCATGAGGGTTGCTGTAGGGGTTGGTGGAGCCACTCTCAAGCTGATGCCAGTGGGCCACACCCCAGCCCACCTTCTCCTTGGGAGCCACCATCACAAACACCAGCTCATCACTGTCACCAGGGTTGAGCTGCATGACTCTGCACACTCCATCACCATCTCTGTCAATGTCAAAGCTGAAGGCAAAGGTGATGCCCTCCAGCTCGGGGCAGGCCCCGTTGGTGTCCAGGGTCACCAGGACCTCCTTGAGGCCATCAAACTCAGTGACAGTCACAACATCCACACCATGGAAGGTGCCCTGAGCTGTGCCAGCCTTGATGCTGGCCTTGACTGCCTTGTGCACATCCAAGGCATCAGCCTGGTCAGGGTCTTCCTTCTTGGGAGTGTCCACATGGTTGTTCCTGGCATGGTGGTCAGCCAACACCTCAGAGGAAGGGCACCTGGTGAAGCTGTCGGCACAGTCACATGCTTCAGGCTGGGCCTCAGCCTCAGCCACCTCTGCCTGGGCAGCCTTGTCAGCCTTGTGAGCGCATGCATGGACCTTCACATCGTCATGGGTGTATCCCATCTCCTCCATCTCAGGGTCAATCCAGTCATTGAGGACAGCTTCCACTGTGGTGCTACGGTGTTGGATCAACTCGGCATCATGGGCTGCCTTCTCACGTTTGATGTCGCTGCAACCAGTGGCATGGATGGAAGCATGGTGGGAGCGATAGTGGGAGAAGTTGAGCAGCACCAGGTCAGCACCCTGGGTGGGGTCAGCCTTGGGGGCCTCCTCCTGGGCAGGAGCAACCATGGTCTCAATGGCTTCCACATCCTCATCTGTCACAACATCCTCCTCCTGGGCCAGGTCAATGGTGCCGTCTCGCCCAGCCTTATACTCAGCCATAGACACCCAGTGGCCAGCCAGCTTGCCCTTCTCATCCACAGCAATGAAGCCAAAGGACATGCCCTGGGCGCCTCGGGTGAAGGAGTGGCCAATGTAGAGGCCTTTGGTGGTGTCATGGACAAGCATGGTGACACTGCCAACACCTGGGTGACCATGTGAGGCCAGCCGAATCCACTCAACCACTGTCTTCTTGATGGGGTTGCTGCTTGTAATGTTTTTCATGGCCATGGTGTGTCTCCTTCAGGGGGCTGGGTCATCCAGCCAGGTGTTGTGAGAGTCAATATACTCCTTTGCGGCAAGGAGTAAACACCCCTTGAGAAGAAAGTTGGTCATGCCCCTCTTTTAGGCTGCCAGCTTGTGCACCTGGTAGGACCTAACAGCCTGCAGTAGCTCACTTTGTGTGTGCTCCTTGCCTGCCACAGCTGTCATGGCAACAAAGTCCACAGTCCCACTGACCAGGAGCCTGTGGAAGATGGGAGTTTCCACCTGGCCACTCCTGTCAATCCTCTGCCTGAGCTGGTCATACTGCTCAAAGGAGAAGGTGAGGGTGAACCACACCAGGATGTGCCCCCCATACTGGAGGTTGAGACCATGGGCAGCACTGGCTGGGTGGAGCACCAGGATGGGGATGTCACCCGCGTCCCAGGCTTCCTGGATGGCCAGCTCCCTCTTCATGCTCAGCCCACTCTTCATGTGCACTGCCTGGGGATACTTCTTGAGGATGCGCTCAGCCTCATGCTTGTAGCCATATGCCACGATGACTGGTGACCCATTGGCCTCTTCAATGATGTCTTCCAGGGCTTCCATCTTGGCATGGTGCACCAGCTCCCATTCCCTGGTCTTGGTGTCTGTGTAAACCCCACCCCCACTGAACTGCAGGCACTTGCCCATGAGAGTGGCTGCAGAGAATGCCTCCACCTCCCCCTCATCAAGCTCCACAAACATTTTGGCCTCTAGCTCATCATATTGCCTCTGAGCTTTGGGTGGCAGTTCAATGATGATGTCATTGTGCACAGCAGGGATCAGGTCCAGGTACTCATCCCTGCCCATTCTCAGTGCCATGTCCTTGAGCCTTTTGTGGAACTGCTTTTTGGTCTTGGGCCTTGGCTTGTATTTAAATCGGTTGTGCTCCTCTTCCCTCTCGAACCAGCGATTGGTGAACCTCTCATAGGAGGTGCCAAACCTGAAGCCACCATCAATCACAAAGGTCTGCCCCCACAAGTCTCTCAGGGAGTTGGGTGCAGGGGAACCTGTTAGGCCCACCCTTCTCCTGAACTTGGTGATGAGTGTCTTCCAGGCCTTGAACCGTTGAGCACTGCATGATTTCATCTTGGACAGCTCGTCCCACACCACCATGTCAAAGGGCCACTCTTCTGGTGGGATGTTGCGCAGCTCCTCCTTCAACCACAGCAGGCCTTCATAGTTGATGAGGTAGATGGCTTTGTGTTTGCCCCATAGCCTGTTCTCTTTCCCTGGGCCATGCAGGATGGTCCAGGGCAGCCAGGTAGTGTGCTTCCATTTTGCAATCTCCGCAGGCCACACCAGTCTCATCACTCTCTTGGGTGC